ACGAAAGCTTGGGATGAGATTGAAGCTGAAATTTTGAAACTTTATGATAGTAAGGAGGAAGTATGAAAGTTGATGTGCTGAAGAAATCCAAGGATGAGTCGCTTACGACACTTGTAGGCCAAGTTTTGTTGGTTCTTGGCTCCAGTGTTTACAAAGCTTGGGTGGTAACTGTTTTGTGGGCATGGTTTGTTGTATCAATCTTCGGTGCACCTCCGCTCGGGATTGCCGCTGCAATGGGATTGACGCTGTTGGCACGATTTATGGGTGTTCCTAGCGTTGATTTCAAGGTGCTTGACACTGTTGGAGAGTATGTTGCTGCATCCGTAATCCTGTCTACGGTTGTTCTGGCTGCTGGATATATTGTGCATATTTGTGTGTGAGGTGGAATAATGCTATTGATCTATTTGTTGTTTTCAATGTTCTGTGTATTTACATACTGTCTCGCAAGTAAGAAGGTTGATGAACAAGATGTTACTATCGGTCTGATGGCTGGTTATGTCATCCTGAGCTTAATTCCTATTTTGAATATCGTGTCAGTTTTGTATTGTTTGTTCTACACTGCACACCACACGGGGTTCTGGAATAAAAAGTTGTTCTGATGCGTCCTGCATTCTCAGGACAAAGCCTGCGCTGGCTCTAGCGCTTAAGAGTGTGCTTGCACACAACAATTTACTCTAAAGGAAATATAATTTATGAAACCACGCAATATCAACGCTCCTGCACGTAACGAGAACACTGAACAGAAAGCATTCGTGCCGATCATCCCTGAAGAGGGTTTGGTTCCTGTTCAAGTGGGTCTGCTGGTTGATCTTGGAAGCCACAAGAAGCTGCCGAAGTTTGCTAAAGATAGTGCAGGCAAGCGTGAGCAAGATAAGGTGACGGGAGAGGATAAAATCCTGTGGCCTAAAGCTGACGCTGTTGAGCAAAAGATTGCCTGCTACATCGACCTGTTGGACCAGACTCATGATTACGAAGGTGACATTGGTGTGAAGAACATTCGCCTGCCGCTGCACGCTGTCACGCGCGGTATGTCGGAAGGTCTGAACTTCACCACTGTTGCGCCTCGCGATCCTGATGGCAATTACATCAAAGGCCGACCGTGGCTTCTGGCAAGCACTTCCAACTTCTACAAGATTGCTGGTGTGACCAAGTATGAAGATGGTACGAAGATTAGCGATGTTATCTTTAAGCCGGACTACAAGAATCCTAAGCTGAATGACATCTCGCAACTTCTGGCAAAACCGTTCATGTTCAATCTGGAAGTGAAGGTGCAAGAGAAGGATGACAAGAAGTTTGTCAACACCAAGCTTAAGTCGCCTGTCCCTCTGATGAAGGGTATGAAGCCTGAACCTGCGATCATGCCTGCTGTGTCTGTCGGCTTTGATGACGACGATCTGCTTGAAGAGAAGGACGAACTCGGCGGTCTTGCTAAGTTTGATCTGCTCCGCATTGCCGATCTGCGTAAGATTGTTCTGGCTGAAGAGTATGTTGGCTCCAAGATGCAAGAAGCTGTTGTAGATCGTAACGGCGCAGATGGTGAGAAGGAAATCATTGCAAAGGCTAAGGAAATTGCAGAGAAGATTGTTGAAGGTGACAAAGAACTGCAAGAGATTCGCGCCAAGTTCCCGAATGGCAAGCCGGGTGATAGTGAAGCTGCTGCCCCTGCGGCACAGCCGAAGGCTCCTAACAAGCCCGCCCCGAACTTTGATGATCTGGAAGATACGCCTTTCTAGGATGTAGATGGAGACGCTAGTAAATAAGGTGTGCTTTAAGTGCGGGGAGATTAAACCTCTCTCCGACTACTATAAGCATCCAGAGATGGCTGATGGTCACGTCAACAAATGTAAAGAGTGTAACAAGCTTGATGTTCGCACAAACCGAAAGAAGCGCGAAGAGTATTACAACGCTTATGATAGATTGCGTAGCACAGAACCCGAACGCAAGCAGCAAAAGAAGTTGAGGGAATCCAAACCCGAAGTTAGGGCAAAGATTGCTGAATACAGAAAAAGTTACACCTACGACAAAGCGAGGAAAGCTGCGACCACGGCAGTTAATAATGCAGTACGGGATGGCAAATTATCCAAGCTGCCCTGTTGGGTTTGCGGCACGACGGAAAATGTCGAAGGTCATCACGTTCATTATGACATGCCGCTTGACGTGATTTGGCTCTGTACAAAACATCATGCGGAAGTGCATCGTGAGCACGACCACGAGCAAGATCGTTTGACACTAAAAGCAACAGAGAAAGGCAGTCGTTGGAAGCAAGACGACTAACACAAGCCCTGCTCCGTCAGGAGTGGGGCATTTTTATTAAGGAGGAAACTTAATGCAGCATGCGAAAGAATTGCAACAAATCAAACAGGCAGCATCTCATTTCATGCCGAAAGGTGCTTTTATTGCAGGAGGAGCACTGACATCTGCTTTCACAGGCCAACCGATCAATGATGTAGATTTCTATTTCAAAACCAAAGAAGATTTCATCAATGCCGTGGCAGATGCATATGATGAGAGTCTGTGGTGTGTCTCTGCAACAGACCGTGCTGTGACGTTTGTATATAAAGACAATGTTATCCAACTTATGCATTTTGATTTCTTCCCTACTGCTGAAGCTGTGTTCGGTGCATTCGACTACACTGCTGTGATGGGGGCATACGACATTGACAAAGAAGATTTTGTGTTTCACGAAGACTTCTTCAAACACAATTCGCAACGCTTCCTACGATTCCACAGCGGCACGCGATACCCCTATGGCTCGTTGATGCGTGTGCTCAAGTATCAAGACCGAGGCTATAAGATTGGTAAAAGTGATCTGCTTCGTATTGGTCTTGCTTGCCAGAAGGTTGAACTCAACTCGTGGGATGATCTGGCTAAAGCGATTGGTGGACAGTACGGCGAGAAGGCTGCTATTGAGACAGATAAAGAATTCTCCCTCGACAATGCACTTGATCTGTTCAAAGATGCTGAGATCACTACGCCAGAGGCTGCTAAGTCCATGCCTGACAATGCGTATGAATTGTTGAAGAGTGTTGGTATCGAACACGAAGAGTGGAAGAACGAAGAGAAGCCGTTTGGACCTAAGAGCTATTGGGGTTGATATGACAGAACGACTAGCCGTTGTGGACGGCGATCTGCTCGCGTACCGTTGTGCAGCCGCCACGGAGAAGCGAAGTGTAATCGCAACACACAAAGAAAATCTTACAGAGCTTGAGTTCGACACTGTTACACTATTCAAGGAATGGGCAGGCAGCGAAGCTGGGGATTACGATCTTAAGCCTGTACAAACGCCTGAACCAATTGCCAACACCATCTATGCAATGAAGCAAATGCTTAAGATGATTTTGGATAAGACTAAATGTACCGCTTATCACATCGTTGTATCAGGCCTGAGTGATGGCAACTTTAGGAAGCATCTGCCCTTACCTACACAGTACAAAGATAATCGGACTAACATTTCTAAGCCAATTAATCTTGAAGAGGCTAAGCAGTACCTTGTCGATAAGCACAATGCTGAGGTGGCTGTAGGTGAAGCAGATGATCTGATTGCAGCTTATAAATACCAAGGCTATCGCAAGAAAGAATACGTTGTATCCGTAACAATCGACAAGGACGATAATGCCACTCCGGGTTGGCAATTTAATTGGTTGCATATGGAGGAGCCTGAGTTTGTAGATGGGTTTGGTAAGCTGTACTTGAATGACAAGGAAGAAGTGAAGGGATACGGCAGGGTGTTTGCCTATTTCCAAATGCTGTTCGGTGATCCAGCAGATTGCTATAAGCCGTCCGAGATTGCTAAGAAAAAGTTTGGCGAGAAGGGTGCGTATAAGCTTCTTAAGGATTGCGAGACGGACAAAGAGGCTGTGCAAGCTGTTGTAAATCAGTACAAAAAATGGTATCCTGAAGAAATCTATTACACAGCATGGGACGGTTCACGACACAAGGCAGATTGGCTTACCATCTGGCAGATGTACGCAGATTGTGTGCACATGCGTAGGTGGGAAGGTGACAGGCTGGATGTGAAGAAACTCTGTGAAAAATTGGAGATTGAACTATGAACAAGAAAATTACTATCGTAACAAACGAAGACGATTGGGAAGGTTTGTACATTGACGGAAAGATCGCTGTGCAAGACCATAAGCTTAGAGTAGAAGATGTACTCGATGCACTTGGAATCTGCGCGGAGAGTGTTACGTGCGACTACGATTGGCTTTTCGACCAAGGATATCTGCCTAGCGACCTCAAAGATGTGGTGGTGCAAGATGACTGAGCAAAAATCTTTCCCAGTGCGATATATGGCAATTCACACGTGGTATGGTTGGAAGGTGATCGATACACTGTCATCAAGACCGCGAGTTGTGCGCAGATTTTTAGGTGGCTTTAGTGGCCTTAAGATTCTTGACGTGTACAACTATGTCCGCAACAAGAACGAAGCGGAGGGATATGTCTACAAGCCGTAAAGATATCCATACATTTTTATATTGGATTCACGACATTAAACATTCCGACATCTATTCTGAAGGCTATGTCGGCATCACATCTGTGAGTGTACCAGTTAGGTTTAAGCAACATGTTTCTTGGGCGAAAGCTGGCACCTATAGTGAAGATTTCGCTAAGGCACTCCTGCAATCTCAATCACTGATGTACGAGACAATAATGGTAGGAACACGTGAAGAGATGCTAGAGGCAGAGAACCACTTCAGACCTGAGCCTTACATCGGCTGGAACAGGGCATCAGGTGGTGAAGGTGGATGTGTGATTAAACATGGACTCACCGGACACCCCATCAAGCCGATCTACTACAACATGTTTACAAGGGCAGCGCATCACGGAGTGTCTGTCGCTGATGAATGGTGTGGAGAGGGAGGTCTTGAAAGGTTTTACAAAGATATGGGAGATTGCCCTAAAGGCTACAATCTCACGCGCTACGATCTTAATGGGGGTTACGGTCCGGGTCTGTGTATGTGGGAGTCTAGGAAGGATTTCTTGAATCGGATAAGTAGAGCCAGCGACATTGAATATAACGGCGAGAAATATAATTATGTTGTACTGGCAGAAAAACTCGGAGTCAAGCCGAACACTCTTCAATATAGAATTATCCGAGGTTGGACCGTCGAGGAAGCTGTGGTAGGTAAGCGAGAGGGGCGGAAAATATTGACTCTTGATGCCACAGAAATTCCTTATAGCGGAGCCCTCTCAGACCAAGCTATACGAGAAATGGTGTGGCTGAGGTTGGAGGGATTAGGTATTGTAAAAATAGGAGAAATCATAGGAATTGACAGCAGCCAAGTTAGTCGTCTATGTGCTAAAATGGGAGTTAAGATTGAAAAATAAAAATCTTACTCGGTGCAGCCAAACTATGACCGAATCTCAGTATCTAGCCTTCATTCGTTCAGCACTCCGCTCCAAATGGTTGAGATGGAAACCTCGCTCGGACGCATTTTTGGCGGCACGCAGAAAATCTGAAAGCGATAATAAAAAGTTGAAATGGGAGTTTCAATGCAGCCTGTGCTCTCAATGGTTTTGCCAAAAAGACTGTGAATGCGATCATTACCCGAAAGATGCAGGTAGTATTCTTAGTGTGCAAGACATCGGGCAGTTTTGCGAGAATCTTTTTTGTGAAACTGATAATTTACGTATCTGCTGCAAGCCTTGTCACTCTGCTTGGACTTATGCCTCTGCTAACGGAATCAGCGTAGATGAAGCGAAATTGCAAAAAGAAGTCATTGCCATCTGTAAGAAGTCTGTGAAGGATGTAAAGCAATTTTGCTACGATTACGGCTACACAGATGCTCATCTTAGCAATCCTGACAAGCGCCGCAGTGTAGTAGAGGAAATTCTTCGCAGTGTAAAATAACCCTTGCGCATATGCAAGAACAAGAGTAAAATACGTTTGTTGTGCAATCTTAAGGAGAACAAATGAAATACGAATTCTATGTAGAGGATGAGGGAGACTGGTACGGTGTGTTCTTGGAGGGTGCAAGTTACATCTGTGTACAACAGGACGTGGCACAACCGTTTGCAACTGCGTACCCTTGCAATAATGATCCTGAGAATTGGATCAACTTTGTACAACGATATCCGACTAAGGAGAAATGATGAAACAGCTTCCAGACAAATTTCAAATGCGTACTTACGGTTTTCCCGGATTCACTCACACTGTAAAGCTCAACCCGCATGGTGACTACGAAGTGACGTGGGCACGAGGGTTTGATCGCAAGAGCTATTCGATGGGCAAAATGCTGCCGAATGTTGTGTTTACGGAAGAAGAGGTGCGGAAAAACGTAGCGGGTTGCTTGTGGTATGTTGTGGAGGACACACCGGCGCAAAAGGAAATGAGTGCTAGTATGCCTGATGAGTTCATTGCGAGCAATACATTCAGTCGTAGTAGTTGGTCCATGAAGAAAGACGGCGCCACTTGGCGTGCATACTGCTTAGAAGGCGGGACACTTCTCTCAATTAATTATTACAGCGAAGATGATGTTCGCAACTACATTAAAAAAGGCACTTGGACGATTCAAGAGCGGGTCGCACTCACAGCCGAACAGCAACGCGCTCTGAAAGAGTTCAAAGAACAAGTCGCACAACTCGACCAATCTATCAAGCTGAATGAACAGGACATCGCTCACAAGGAACATCTCATTGGAAACTATCGTCAACGTCAAGATGATCTTCGCAAGAAGATTGAAGAACTGGAGGGCAAATGAATATTGCAGATAAAGATTGGGCAGTGGAAGCCGTACGACTTGCCAATGAGCATCCTGATATGTCGTGGCGTGAAATCTCTCGCCGGATCGGTGTTGCGAAGTCTACTGTGTCGGACAACCTGCGCAAGTACTTCAAGTTCCGCGAAACTGAAGTGGAAGCTGTAGAAGGTGTTGTTCCAAAGGGTGCTAAGATTCTTCTGCTTGATATCGAGTGTGCCCCTACTACAGCATATGTGTGGGGCCGTTGGGATAACAATGTTAGCCAGAAGCAAGTTGTACACGAGGGTTATCTGCTGACGTATTCTGCCAAGTGGCTTGGTGAGCCAACTATTGTGTCGAATCGAATCTACGAAGCTCGCAACGATGAAGTGCTTGTACGAGAGCTTGCAGACCTGATGAGCCAAGCGGACCTGTGCGTGGCACACAATGCGCAGAAGTTCGACATTCCACTCATCAAGACTCGCATGGTTGCTCTTGGGATGACGCCTCCTGCATCTAGTAAGATTGTAGATACGCTTCGGATTGCTAAGGCCGAGTTCCGCTTCCCAAGCAACAGTCTTGACAGTATTGCAGCATATCTTGGCCTGCAACGTAAAGCAAGCCATAGCGGCTTTGAACTGTGGACTCGCTGCATGGCTATGGACGATGAGGCATTTGACGAGATGCTTGAATATAACATTCAGGACGTCGTAGTGCTGGAGGAAGTGTATATGCGTTTGCGCCACTGGAGTAAGACACATCCCAATGTAGCCCTGTATGAACCTGCTGGAAAGCTGCGTTGTGTTTGCTGCGGTAGTGAAAAGCTGGCGGAGATTGATAAGAAATATTACACTGCAACATCTGAGTTTATGCTGTATAATTGCCTTTCTTGTGGGAAGCAAAATCGGGGACGTAAGAATGTCTCTGAACACAAGAGCGATAACAGTCTTACGAACGTGGGGAGGTAAAATGTCAACAATTGATATCCGAGATAACCCTGTAGTTACAAGAATCAAGTTTAACGATTCTCAGGGTGTTTACATGGCAGGAAATAATTTGATGATTGAGGGCGAAAGTGTTGCTGCTAAGATTCCTAAAGCTGACGTAGAAAATCTCATCAAAGCCTTGCAGAAAGCTGTTGAGCTTGGGTGGACGAAATGAAAACTCGTGTCTACAAATACGGCAAGTACTATTATCCTCAGTACAAAGGTTGGTTCGTTTGGCATTTCATGCACGAGGCAATGACGTTTGAAGATTGTGTGGTACATTTTGACACTGCTGAAGAAGCCATCAAGTATGTACAAGATGGTAATTGGGCTAAATATGAAGCAGTTGTATGGGAGAGCAAATGAATATTCAAAAGCATTATGACGAAGTGTTGAAATTTAATAAGATCGGCAAGTCTTTCGACGAGCCATTTGAGGCAGTTTGTCTGTATGTAGACCTTATTAAAGAGGAGCTTGCTGAGACAATTACCGCTTTACACGCAACCGGAGACAGCGTAGAACTTCTTGACGGGGCATGTGACGTGTTTGTTGTTACATGCGGACTACTGCAAGCTATGGAGAAAGCTGGATTCAATGTGGACGAAGCACTACGTCGAGTGACTAAGAACAATAATGATAAGTTTGTTCCGTCCCTCTTCATGTCTGACTATCCGTCTGACTACTCTTTTGAAGACAACGAAGAGTACGGAGTCATTGTCATTAAAGATAACAAGGGCAAGATTCGTAAGCCTGTTGGTTTTGAGCCCGTTACCTTAGATGATCTTGTGCCCGATAATTTCTTCGGGGGTGAAGCGTGAAAACTATCTCGGTAACAGATTTGAAGCTTATTGATGGCCTTAGTCATCTTAACTACATGGAAATGGTGCATCCCTCCAACGACCAATTAGTTGGGAAGTACCTTGACATGATCGGCATTGATATTACTAAACCATTGGAGTACCGGGCGTACCAACACAGAAATTTGCAAGGTAAAGTGGTTGTTAATTTTCTTATTGCAGGTGACTTGAAGCTTGACCGCAAGAGTCTTACAAGTCAGTTTAGTACGTACGAAGATCGCCTAATTGCCTCAAGCATCTACGACCGATCCTTGTTTGAACAACTACATGAACTCGGCAACACTTCGCCTACATACGGCGGCACAGCGCCTGATGAGGATGTCCCAACAAGGGAATCGGAAGAGTGTAAAGAAGATGAACTAAAGATTGCAAAAGAGATTGCCATGCTGGAAGATATTCTGTACCATATCCGGGGCAGTCAAGTGAACCCCGACGGATCATTCAAGACGATGGATGAGTATGTGAATCCTCGTCCCGTTGACAAACCTCGTAAGAAACACAAATCGCGTAAGAATGTAGAAGGAGTTTAAATGACTGAGAAGCATATTATGGTTACTAAGCGGGATGGTTCTGTTGTCCCGTTTGATCCTGAGAAGCTTACTCGTTGGGCAAAGTGGGCAGGTAACATCGGTGTGGATTGGTTTGGCATTGTTGCTGACACCTATCAAAAGCTGCCCGACACTTGCACGACTAAGGACTTGCAGCAAGCTATGATTCAGGCATGCATGGATTATGAAGATACTCCGCATATGCTGATGGCTGGCCGTCTGCTGATTGGTGATGTGTATAAGCAAGCGTTTGGTGGGCATGAGTGTGTTCCAGAAGTGCGGTATATGTACGCCCACATGGTCATGGACGGCTTATGGGAAGATATGGGATATTCCCTTGATGAGCTTGACGAGGCGGAATCCTTCATCAACCACGAGCGCGATTTGAATAGCGTCTACTCTGTCATCAATCAGATCACGACCAAATACGCTATCAAGGATATCGAGAAGAACATTGTGTTGGAGTCGCCTGCATTCGTTTGGATGCGCATGGCTCTTGGGGTGTGCAAAGATGAGCCTAAGGCCACTCGCATGCAGGAAGTGCGAGCATTCTACGAAGATTACGCAACTGGTCGCATCAATGCGCCTACGCCTAACATTAACAATCTTGGCACTCCTAAGCGAACTTATGCTTCTTGCTGCGTTTACAAGAGTAACGATGAACTTGGCAGTTTGGCTGCTGGCGATCACATTGCTACGATTATGACAGCATCTAGTGCTGGTATTGGCGGCATGCTGATGACTCGTAGTAAGGGGGATGGTGTTCGTAAGAATACTATTCGCCACGGTGGGAAACTGCCATACTACAACGCACAGGCAAGTGCTGTGAATGCCAACCTGCAAGGCGGTCGTGGCGGAGCGGAGACGATGCACATCAATGCTCTTGATCCTGAGATTGAGACGCTGCTGCGCCTTCGTCACCCAACTACTGTTGCATCGAAAGCAGAGCGACGACTCGACTACAGTTTTGGCTTCCACCCTCTGCTTGCAGAGAAGGCTGCTAAGAATGAACAGTGGATGAACATCAGCTATAAGGTGAATCCTAATCTGTGGGAAGCTATGTACCGTGCAGACGGCAGCTTTGAGAAGCTGTATGAGGAACACGAAAAGAGCAGCAAGCGTAAGAAGTTTATTCCTGCGCGTAAACTTGCTCTAGAGTTCCTTCGTATGGAAGAAGAGACGGGTCGGATGTACGAGCACAATACGTATGAACTGAACCGCCATACGCCGTTCAAAGACCCTGTGTATAGCTCTAACCTTTGCCAAGAAATCGGCCTGCCGACACAAGGCTACAAGGATGTTACCGAGCTTTACCGAATGGACGATGATGTGCAGGGTGAGATTGGTCTGTGCAATCTAGGTGCAATTGTTGCAGGGCGTGTGACACCTGAAATGTATGAGGAAGTGGCGTACCGCACTCTCAAGATGGTTGACAACGTGATTTCGATCATGGACTACCCGTTCCCGCATCTGAAGTACACTGCACAGGCTCGTCGTTCTGCTGGCATTGGTATCACAAACCTTGCACATGATATGGCAGTTAAGGGGCTTCGATACGATACGGCAGAGGGTAAAGCTTACATGCACCGACTAGCTGAGATGCATTCTTACTGGCTCCACAAGGCTAGTGTGCGTCTTGCCAAGGAGCGTGGCAAGTGCGATTGGTTCCACAAGACGAAGTATGCAGATGGCTGGTTGCCTATTGACACCTACTGCAAACACATCGATAATGTGACGAATCAACCCCTTCTGTGTGATTGGGAAGGTCTTCGTAAGGAGATTGCAGAGCACGGCATGCGTAACAGCGTTCTTGAAGCGTATATGCCTGTCGAATCAAGCAGCATTGCTGGCAACACGACCAATAGTATTTATCCGGTTCGTGAGCTTGTGGTTGTTAAGACGAGTGGCACTAACAAAAATGTGTTTCTTGCACCGGACTTGGAAGAATTGAAAGATGCGTATCAGTTGGCTTGGACTGTTCCAGCTAAGGATATTGCTGAGATGTACGGCATCTTCCAGAAGTTCTGTGGGCAGGCTATTAGTGCTGACAAGTACCGTGCTTTCCCTGCGGGTGTGACGCCTAAGATTAGTGCAACGGAGATGTTTGAAGACTGGCTCTACCGCATTACGTGCGGCCATAAGTCCGGATACTATTCCAACACCAAAGCTGGCCTCACTCTTGAAGAAAATGAGGCTGAGTGCGAAAGCTGCAAATTGTAAGGATGAACATGACTGTATTTAACCAAGATAATGATGAATGGAAGACTGGCAAGTACAGTTTGTTTCTAGGGCAAGCCCCCGGACTGTACGATAGCATCAACGTAGCACACCCTAAACTGTTTAAGTATTACAAGGATCAAAAGTCCGCTGATTGGTCCGAAGATGAAATTGATCTTGAGCAAAGTCGTATCGACATGCTCACTTGCAAGCCGGAAGCACGAGAAATCATGCTTGAGAATCTTGCGCTTCAGTGGGAGACTGACAGCTTTGCTGCCCGCAGTATTGCACCTCTATTCGCACCGTTTGTTACAAACAGTGAATACTGGGCAGCACTGCTGAAGATTAGCGAAATTGAAGTGCTGCACGCTCTAACCTACTCGGAAATCGTTCGGGTGTGCATGGAGAATCCCAAAGACATCTTTGAGCGCATCATGAAGAACGATGCCATCATTGGTAGGCTTGAAGCTGTCTCTAGGGCATTCAATGAATTGAAGTACGCAGGTGCAGCCTACACTTTGAGTTTGATTGCAAAAGAGGATGCCTACCCTGTTGTGATGCGTGCTGTAGTGGCGTTGTACTGCCTTGAACGCCTTCAGTTTGTGGATTCGTTCGCTGCGACGTTCGGTGTGGTGGAAGGTGAGCAATGCTTTCAAGGCATCGGCAAGCTGGTTCAGAAGATTATGCAGGACGAACGTTTTATCCACGCCGAAGCTGGTAAATATGTTATCAAGCACGAACTGAGTACTGATCGCGGTGCGGCATGGTTTGAGAAGGACAAAGACATCATCCGTAGCATGCTGGACGAGGTTGTTCAGGCAGAGTATAAGTGGAACACCTACCTGTTCAGCAACGGTCGTAAGTGTGTTGGCTTCACTGAGCAAAGTGGAATTGACTGGATCGACTACAACGCACAAGAAGTGTATGAAGTGTTTGGCTTTGAGCCGCCACGCAAGATTGAAAAGAATCCTTTGAAATATATGGAGAACTGGCTTGATCTGAACAAAACTCAGAATGCCAACCAAGAGGGCGACCAAGCAAACTATCGCCTTAATATTATTATTGACGATCTTGGTGACAAGATTATTGAATGGAGCTATCGATAATGCTAGTTGTATATAGTAAGAATAATTGTCCTGAGTGTGCCAAGGCTGCTGCATTGCTGGATGCGAAAGGTGTAGAGTATAAAACGGTAAAAGTGGATGAAGACCCTGTAGTCCGGGCAATGCTCATGTCGATGGGGCATCGATCTGTTCCGCAAATCTACATGGAAGGTCAAAATGATGCAACGCTGGTAGGTGACTACAAAGCTCTTACCAAGCTTACCGACGAACAGTGGGCTGCTTTGAAATAAATTTTAAAATTCTTGTTGACAAGGGCCAAGCTCATCAGTAGAATAGCTCTTGTCGATTTAGACGAAACACAAATCTTAAGGAGAAATCGTATGAACATTGTTAAACAAATTGCCGACCGTGTAAACGCCATCCTGCGTACGGGCGCATCGAAAGAGAAAGCTGCTCGTTACATCAATGCCGAGTTCCACGCTTGTGCGTATGTTGGTAAAGGTAAGCTGTGGGCTTCGTTCACTGGCGAAGATGGCAAACAGCGTGTGCAGGTTTTTGCGTAAGGCAGCCCGTTGCAGATTTCATCAAGCTCAACGGTAAATGGGCGATGACATTTGTTGTAAAAGGGGTGCGTCGTAAAACGCGTCTCGGGCAGTATTGGGCCAATATTCAAATCCGTTGCAGTAGTCCCAGCCATTTGGCGCGTAGACCTACGTATGAAGGTTGTGAGAACAAGTTCACTTCATTTCAAGAATTTGGTGACTGGGCAACTGTGCAGATTGGATATGATGAGCACTGGCCTATAGATAAGGATTTACTCTCTAAAGGTTCTAAGGTTTACTCTGAGGATACTTGCCTGTTCTTACCACCTGCGATCAACAGTTTTCTTGTAGAACGGCACAAGAGTAAGTCGGGAATGCCTTGTGGCGTAACTTACAATCCTATCAGCAACACTTTCACGGTGTCAGGAGGGAGAATTGATCGATACGATAAAGCACTGAGGTTTAAAACTGTCGAAGAAGCCCAACAGCACTACATTCGCAAGAAGAAACTTAAAGCAGAAGATTTAGCTAACGAATATCGAGAGAAGATCGACCCTCGGGCCTACGAAGCCTTGATAAATTACCAACCACACTAATAAGGAGATTTAAAATGACCAAGACTGTCACCATTGATACCGCAACCTTTGCGGCTGACGACCTGACTAACTTCCTCCAGCGCGCTATTCGTATTCAGGCGGAGCAGGAAGCCCTCAAAGAAGACTACAAGGCTCTACTCAAAGAGGCGGAAGACAAAACCAAACTCAAAGCTAAGAAACTTCGCCCTTGGTTCAAGGCTCGGTATGCCGCCAAGACTCAGGAAGTTATCCAGAAGGCTGATGAGTTTGAAGCGCTGAACAACGCAGTTGACGTCTAAACAACTGATTTCCGTCTGTCAAGTGTGGTAATGTGTGATATTTACTATTTATTATGTATACGTTGTGTTTATGAGACGCAATAAATCACAAATATTGCTTGCGCCCAACGGAATGTAGGCATACACTTACATCAATGCTGATTCGGAACATGCCGTTCCCTCTGAATCTGCCAATAACAAGAAGCCGTAAGGCCGCGCAGTACGTTTATATAAACAATCTTTGAACAAATCTACCAAGCTAACATAAGGAAAGCTAAACACTATGAACATCATTGCAACCGCAAACATCATCCTGACCCTGCTGCCTGTTGTGAGCGACACTGTTAAGAACGTTGAAGCGTTCGCAGGTACGGGTAACGGCGCAGCTAAACAACAAGCTGCCCTCGGCATCATCAAGTCGCTGTACGAAGCATCCTCTCCCCCGGTTCCGTTTGAGCAGATCGTTGCACAAGTCACTCAACTGATCAACGAAGTTGTTGTGTTCTACAATGCTATCAAGGCATTTAGCCGCTCTGCACACCAAGCAGCAGCCTAATAAATAAAAAAGCCCCAACACTTTCGTGAAGGGGCGAACGAACTCTCTACCAAGAGTTGCTAAGGAAAGCGTGAGGACCGAGCTAAGGTTGTCTCACGCTTTTTAGTATAGTCGACATTTCAAAGAGATGTCAATGCCTTTGACACTATCAAGCATCATTCGATAGGCCGTTTGTTGTGCTATGCTGTCTTGCCCATTCAAGGGCGCGAGCACGTACGTCGTCATCAATTGATGCATTAACAATTCCTCGTCCAGCATCAGGTGCGATTTCAGCTTGCACGTTGGCGGGCTTTTCTTCGGCAGGCGGCCCATCGCTTCGCACAGTCTGTTCGGTTTCTCGTACGGCTCCCGATGGCAATCCGTGGTCTTTGGAGGTTGCGATGTTGATGCCGATGTTAATTGCACTGAGCAAACCAATAGCGATGTCAGCACAAGTCTGCATGTCGATACCAAAGTCATAACCAAAACTCCGCAACAGGGAAACAATAGCAAACAGCAGTGCAGCTATCATGTTCGCACTGATCTGATGGCCCACCCACTTCTTCTTGTCGGCAACTTCTTCGCCTGCCTTAAACACTGAATATAGTGCTTTAATCTTTTCAATACTTAGCATTTCAATACCTCTCTTGCTTTCTTAAAGTAAGCTTGCCTTGCTGTCCACCCATTAGGCAAACCCGTCACTTTGTTCTTTCCGTTTACGTGGATGCTCAATGTCAAAAAATCTTCAGAATCTGCCAAGGCGTTTAGTCCACGATCCTTAAAAAACCATGCCGCCGACCTACAAGCATTCTCAGGGAGGGACAGCAACTCCGGATGCTCTACACAATCAATCCCCAGTGCCATCATCGTTTTAAGAAAATTGAAATACCCCGTTGTTTGGATCAACCCTCTTCCTTTGTACAACTTACCCCATCCGGGATGCACATTGCCTAAGTCCTTCCGACCTTCATACGCCTCTCCAGAAGCAATCTCCTCTGTGTAACGAAGCTCTACTGATTCGTGGGCCACTTGGGCTAAGAATGCTGCCATGCGGAGGGGTGTATTAATCTCAAATTCTGCCATAGCAGCATTCAACGGAGCCAAGAAAACACTTGCACGATTCTTGGCATATGGCATAATGGCAGTAAGTTGTGCAAGTGTGATGTCCATCAGTGCTCCTTCTGGTCAATCATCTTGTTCAGACGTTCCTCTAGCCGATCAAGACGCATGTCAAGTTTTGTTCCATATGCCTCAAACGCTTTATTGATGTCTCGCAGAGCCTCTTTCAGTTCTGTGCTAGATGCGTAAGTTTCCGCAACGTGCACCTTGTACGTTGCAAGATCGTTTTCCACCTTCTCCGCTTTCTTTTTTGTTTCTGTAAGATTTGCCCACAGCACGGCACACAGAGCACCCAGCAGCGCTTGCACTGGTCCCAACAACATGTTAAAATCCATATTAATCTCTCTCTACAAAGGTGAGTGTGTAGCCCTTAGAAAGAGCTTTTTGTACTACAGCAGCAGGCGTTGCGGTCGACCCTAAATCCAGAGAAGACAACCTGCGCATAGAAATGGTAAGCTCGCTGCACTGCCAGCGATGATCTTGTGCAATGTCTAACATGTGAAAAAATCCTTCGACTGCTTGGACCTTACTGTAATTGTCACCAACATGGGACATCCCGTAAGCCTCTTCTTCTTTACTCATTGGTTTGTCTGTAGTGGCAATGTGATAGAAGCCGTGATCTAAATACTTCGTAAGTGGACTTACAGATACTTTAGGCACCACTGCCTCTATCACATGAGGCTCGCCACTCTTATCCTTCCAAACAACCGCAACATGGCTGTATTCGGACTCTGTTGCCATTCTCACAATCTGACTTTCTACGTCAGCAATAGTATCCCACTCTTGGTGGCTAACCGCTACAATGTCACCACTTTGACAGACATCTTTAAATTCAGAGTACTTCATATAGTATCCCCATTAAATTTCTTCCACGTCAATCTTAGCAGCCATAAAATTGAAGTACGGCGTCAACATCGCGGCGTTAGTAGACAGCCTCCCGTACAACATATGGGCCTGCTCTTTCTTGGCCTCAGTATTGTCCGGGAAAAGACTCAGGAACACTGGCTTCACCATTCCATTGTTGTACAAGATAGACCACAAAGCTGCCCTGTCATTGGCATCCAACGAGGGCATAGAAATAGACTGCTTACGGAATCTAGGCTTGACTGTAACTCGCATATCACCACTATATGTGCGGGACTGCTCACTCATGTCATTCATCGTCATCGATGTGTTACCTTGCTCCGCTCCAACAACAGACTCCCAATAGTTTCCAACGATGAGTCGGCCTGCCTCTACATACCCTTGTGTGTTGCCTGCGTCAGAGATAGTGATAACTAGCTTTTGCACTGTTACGCGCCGAGCAAACCAGCAACGGGCATAAATACCACCACCATAAGCAAAATAATTTACACCCCTATTCGTTGCTACACCTCCGCTTGACGCTGTTACAGACGTAGAGTACACTGGTGTTGTGTCTCCACTGTTAGTATAAGCATTCACCGTGATAGTGGCATTGTCTGTGCAGTTAGTGAATGCAAACATAACACCACCAATTGTTTCTGCTGTAGTCCATGTCGCGGTAACGGTGAGGGATGTTGTGGTAGACCTGCACACATCAGACTTCAAATCTGTGGTAAGCTTAGTTACATCCAACCCTGTAGCTGTTGCTGTGGAAGAAAGGGTTGCCCTATCTGCCGCATTGTCATAGATAACTCTAACGTTTGCCATGATACCCTTTCAAAAATGAGCTAATAAAATCCTTAGAAGATTGTATCACGGCAAACACTTCTTGTCAAAACAGCTTACATCGTTTCGATAACAGTTTTATCCGTGTTGACAATGAAAGTGCGATAAGACTCCCAAGTATCATCAGGGATAAGATTAGCCTTCACAAGATTCGCTTTGTAAAGCTTAGACAGCGTGAGTGCATCTTGGATTACAAGAGGGAAATCAGGATGACTCGCAAGAGCCGCATCATTCCAAGCTTTCGCTGCATCATCTTCTGAGCAAGCGGGATTTGCTTTAATGAAGTCTATTGCCGCACTCTTAGCAGCAAATCTCTCCGATTCCACCAACTGTGTGATGACAGATTTAGGACCATAGTCTGCTGTGATCCCCGGTCCAGCCCCAGCTTCCAATGCAATCAATTCATCTTGAGCAGATGCCAAAGAGATTTGAGCATCACTGTTGACACTGTTTAATCGCTGCACCAAAGATGCGGTAGCATTCATAGAGCCTTGCAGCCCAGCGATTTTCTGCCTAAGCTCTTGGCGGCGCGCTTCATTCGCCAACGCTGTTTGTACATCAGTAACCATAATAATTCCTTTAGAAAGATGCTTTAGTGTTGTGGCAAAGCAGTCCACCGGCAAAATACGTACCCGCGCCTTCAACACGGAAGCTCACCACTTGACCTTCTCCAACAGCTAGTACAGACTCAACAATGCTTTCTTGCAAGCCCATGATTTGATCGCCAGCACGAAGGTTTTGCACTGTTACCCAGCCACGCTCTGCAACTGCGAATCGGTGATTTTCACTCCATTCAGTAGCTGCACCGTTTGTGAGCTTCACACGATAACGCTGTGCCCAAATTGTCGTTAAGTCTCTGACAGTTCCTCCTTGTGGGAGAGGCTGCATATTGTTGTCATTGACAGCAACAAGCTTAGCACCGTTGTGAAGATCGCTGGCATTCACTTCTTTGCCGCTCAGCAGTCTCACTTTAACCCAAGGGGCAGGGCATGCACCACCAGAGCTACCGGAACCTCCGCCAGAGCTACCAGCAACTCCTGTGATAGTTGTGGTGGTTAGGGCAGTAGTGGTGTTAACCCCCGGAGCAAAGTCCTGCGTGGCGGACCAACCATATGTGTTACCGATACGCACCCGCAAGTATTTTGCATATACAGGGACACTGGTATTTGACAGTGTGGTATTGCTGGGAGTGAGGCTACTCCCATACTTCCAGCCCCAATGCCAACCACCTTTAGTAATACCTGATGCCCCGTCGTATGTGCGAGATGGACAAGGTTGGTAAATTTCTGCAAAAGGCGCAGTATCTGTGGTGTTGTAGAAAAATTGGACATGTATCTGCTGCATAGCGTCCAAATTATCCGTTACGTTACTGTAGCTTGTAGGTGTCAGAACATATCTGTGGTAAATAAGATCGTAGAAGGCAAAAGAATTCGCATCTTGAAAGTTTATACATGCCTGTGGAATGATAGATAAACACGCGATATTAGGTGCCCCACCCCTTGTCGTAGCATCATTATTACCGCGCCAGATAATCCTATTCGATGTGACACTGCCATCAATACCCTGCACAAGACGGAACCAATAGTCATTAAGGACAAGCGTGCCGATCTGGAAAGAATTCTTCTCCACCTTTAAAGCTGTTCCAGTGGACGCCAACTTAGCACCCGCAGTAGGATTACCCGAGCCATCTTCCGCGTAGTTGGTTGTGCGCAAGTCCGATATATGAACGGAATTGATGGCTCCTGTGCCGATCAATGTTGACGAGTTACTGCTCGTTATCTGACCACCGACGTTCTGACCCAGCACAGGCCCGCCGAAATAAGCTTCCAACGACGGCTCGGAACCATCAACAAGGTTGACCATCGGCCGACCGAACACCTGCTGCGCCCCGTTGGAGGCATAGTACTGGTAGGCCCGGTGGGTGTGAGAAGTGATCCCAGCCTTGAAGTTGTAGTTGGTCCCGGAAGCTACTTTCTGACGGGTCATGCAGTCCCAGACACCAGCATTATCGTTCGTGTTGCCAGTGGAGCCCGCAGGGTAGATATACCCGACGAACAGATACCACCGGTCCGTCGTGGAAATAGACATGTTGGCGAAATACGGGTTACTCACAGCCGTCGTCGTATTCAAGGTGCAAGTCGTACCCTCGTTGATGCCCCAATAGGCCGTGGCCGAGCCGGACAGCTTGCGAATCGGGATCACAAAGCGATAGGTCTTGGTCGGGTCAAGCACCAAGGGCGCTAAGTTCCATCCCCCACCACTGCCGCCATTGTTAGCAGTTTCTGTTGCCAGCCACACAGCCTCGTTAACCCCCTTCGGACCGAGGACACCAATATCCCCCATAGCGTCCACAATTGCGTTGGTTTCGTCGTTCAGGGTCCATGGAATGGTCGCTCCTTTGGCCCACCACGACAGGTCGGTCAGGTTGTTCTTGATCTGGTCGTCAGCGGGTCGATTTCCGATGTTGGCCCAGTTGTTGGAGGACAGCGGTCCGAAACGTATATTCTTCAGGGTGGCATTCGACGAGTTGAGGGAGCTGTCGAAGAACAGAGTCTGGTTCGGGACCGAGGCGTTGGCGGAAGTGGACGTGTAGACCACAACCCCATTTTTCAGGTATTTGACCGAAGACCCGTCATACACAACTGCGAACACGTCGCCAGCGGCATAGGCTCCCAAGCTAGGAGCTTTGTTCACTCCGCTCTCGTAGACGGCAAGGGTGCCAGCAGCCAGGTATATCGCGTAGTCGATGCTGGCGTAGCTGCTGTCAGATGTGGGGTCGCTGTTCAAGCCGAACATCAGGCTGGTGCTGGCCTCCCCCGCCACAGCAGAAGCATATGCGCCACCAGTGAAGCTGTCGACCGAGTACACGTCGGCGTTACTCCAACCATCGGCAACATTCTTGGCAGCGCTGTTACCTGTCACCGTAACCCCCCGACCAATCAGCACGAGGTCGGACGAAGCGTTGTCCGCAGGTCTCCCTGTGCCGGACACACCAATCCAAGTTGAAGTTGTCGATGCAATCGAAATATCCGCTGAAGTGTCTTCTGGAGCAGGCGTCCACGCCGTACCTTTATTACCCTCTTCAATTTGAATGGCATCTACGGCCATCCAAGCATACGTTGTGCAATGAAAACCGAACCTAGGCTCTATGGTTGTTACACCAGAAGGACAAGTCCAAACCAAAGAGGCTTTTGTCCAACTGTCTTGATTCCCAAATACAACACCGAAGTCCGCACCACCTATATGGGTTCCGTTTGACAATCTCCAAAAGGTACTTGTATTTGTAATCCCGCCCGCAGATTTGTAATAGAAACTAAGTGTGTATGCTTTTCCCGGTGTAACTTGAGCTAGCGGGCCACCCAAGTAAAGATATGCATCCACTTCAGCACCCCCTGTAGGGTCGCTATCAAAAAACAAAAACTTACTTCCTACGTAGGGTGATGTAGCTCCTGTATCGATTACTCCGCCTGTTTGAGTGGCGCTGCTAACACTTCCAGATGTTTCCGAGCAAGGGTGTTGTCCACGCTCAAATCCAGAGTCTTGTAGCAAGTTCCTTCCGCCCACAACAATATCGGCATTAAGTGTACCGGGTGCAGCGTTAGCAGGATTCAACTGTGTGCCTGCTGCCAACAATATCGATCCATCCGGATTATATATAGTGGCAGATTTCATAGTGACACCACCCGAAGCATCCACTACAAAATTACCATTTGCAGAACTAATTGTCCCACTTACAGTCAAGTTGCCCGTATTTTCTGAAACAGAGTTAAGGCTTCCTACTTTCAATGAAGACCAATATGGAATCGACCACGTCACTTTGTTCGTAATGGGGTCATAAATACCGTCAGATTGATACAGGTATTGCCCAGAAGTTAGCGATGGTACTGTGCTGCTCCACGTCCCAGTAATACCTCCATCGTTCGTAGCAGGTAAACTTGTATTGCCAGTTGTCTGTGCAGGAGTTGTGGTAGTTGTGGCTGTAGCAGACGCACAGTAAGCTGTAACGTACGATGCGCCCTGTTGCCCTGTATTGCCATTGCTACCGGCATATCCTACAGATGAAACAGATGCAGATGTCCAATTGAAACTTGTTTGTGTTGCTGTAGCTGAGTCTACGAGATAGACCTTTGCCTCCCAAAGAGTCATCCCCGGAGTAGGAGACACCCCCGCCGAGGAAGACCAACCAGAAGGGAAAGAACTTACTGCCCTGTTGCTCCATGTATAAGTTGCTGTACCAGAAGGGCTTGCTGGGATGCTTGCTGCCCATTGATAGACTGCTGTAGATGCACTCTGTACACCGCTATCGCCTTGAGGGCCAGTTGCACCGTTCTTTGTCCACGCTTGAACAGTGGCGCTTGAATAGCTCACAGAGCTTGATGTCGTTCCAGATGCAGCCACAATCTGTGCAATAGCCACAAACAGGCTAAGATTGGCAGTACCCGGATTCGTAGGCACAGTGGTGCTCCATCCATCACCTGTCACGTATCCCGTGTTAGCACCAGTTGACCAGTTATAATTGGATGTGCCTGTTGGGTTCGCGGGAACAGTTGCCGCCCATTGGTACAAATAAGCCGTTGCATACTGATTAGCTGGCGTGCCTGCTGTACCCGTCTTAGACTTAGCAAGAGTCACTGTGAGCGGAATCGTAACTCCGTTATAAACTGCTTGCAGAACAGCGCTCGCTGTATCTGCTGCCATTACTGTGATGCTGTAGACACCAGAGGTATTAATAGTGATCGTACAATTGTTTTGTGAGGCGACAGAGTAAGTTACGCTTGCACCAGTCTTATCCGTAATACCATCATACACTTTGAACGTACCTGTAGCAGATGCGTAGCTTCCTACCGTACCATCAGTTGCTGCGGCAAGTGTGATGGATTGATTGGTCAAGAATCCGCTCACGGAGTTTGTACCGCCTGTCACTTGCACAATCGTCATTTCATCTACATAGACGCTGCCATCAATCGTCGCCTGCACACGATAATTACGCGACGATGTAAAGTCACCAGATGCAACCTCATATGTTGCAGATGTTGCCCCGCTAATATTTGTCCAAGCAGAACCATCCCAGTATTGCCACTGGAATGATGTCGCGTTATTACCGTACGGTGTTGCATTCAGCACAATAGATGTGGGAGTGAATGCAGATGTTGCAGTTGGGCGGCTAAACACTTGTCCACCAAACGTGGAGATTTCAACCCAAGCAGCAGACGAGCCAGCTTGGCCCGCAGAGCCGTCTACAACTTTAGTAAGAGTTGTGCTAGCATTGTACGTAGAACCATTTCGTGTTACACTTGCAGTAATAACAGCGCTGCTCCCCGACATGCCGTTGTACGCTATAGTGGCAGTGTTATCTCCATTATCTGTAATAGTTGCACCAGCGGCGGTGAACGAAGCTGTACCAATAATGTTGAGGAGGTGGGCGGTAACAGTAATGTAGGAGGGAGTGGTTGTCCCAGTTGCACTTACGTGGAATGTAGGAGAATCACTCGTAATTAGAATTGTTGCATCTTGAGAATTTACGTCTCGTTGAGTTATCCCCAACAAAAGTACATCCCTATCATTCATTACTGTTGCCATTGTTTTCCTTTAAATTAAAACTTCCACCATGATAGTGCCATTGAACCAATTGGGACTTAGAGACACCACCACGCCATTTTTGCCGTTTGACAGGCCATACCGAGGATGCACCAAAGTGACTGCACAGCCTAATGTCAAAGAGTTGATTAAATCGGACGTTCCTGTAAACTGAAACACGTTCCGAGGAGTGCTCCACAAAGTTACACGTCTATCAGCTTCCGCCGCTGCATCTACCCTACGCAAGAGCATGGTGTCAACTTGCGGCGGTGCTGCGTTAAGCTTGTAGTCAGCTTTGGCCGTTGCATTTGTCGATGTTGTTGTTAGCCATTCTTGTGCGAAAAGCTTCTTATGCTCATCTGGAATGCTCGTAAGTAGATTATCCTGCACAGTGTAGTTTTTGTCAAATCCTAGCTTAATCGATGCTTGTACAAGAGGTCTGCTGCTGATTTTAAGGCTACCCACAATAATCTGAGTCGTATCAATTCTTACAGGAGTGCCTGTCCCGTTGATATTCACTTGAATAAGGCGAAGCAAGCCAGAACGTGATGTAACCAAACGAGCATCGACACTTTTAGCTAATTCTTGGCAAGTGGTCAGCACATTATCTCCACTCTCCAAGAACACCCCCACAGGTTGCGGGCACGCTGTATCGAACGCTGAAAAGTTTGTAAGATCAATGTCGGAGTCAGTGTAACGGGAGGTAGCTGTACCAAAGTTGGTTGCCATCCGTCGGATAACACCAGCGATAGTGTTTACGTAGGTTGTGTTCTTATCCCCTTGAACAGATGCGGTAATTACCCCGGCAGACGAGTGGGACAAAGTGAACGTACCGTCAGATAAGCTCTTAGTAATTGCGATAGGAATGCCATTGTCCCGCACTTCGATAATATCTTCGATTGGACCATTATGCACTTGATACTTAAGCTGAGTGGCGTCTAACAGTTCTGGTGTAACGTTGTGAACCTCACCAAAAGCCAACTTAAACAGGTTATCTTTATTTGTTGGATTGGTTGTATTGACATCTCCAATCTTTTGCTCTGTAGCTGGAGTGTTCAACCGTTGAAGCTTGTCGAGAATCGTAAGTGTAAGGGTCTTCTCGTCCTTGCTGTCGATAGTGGCAACAATGCCATTGAAGATCATCTGAAAGTCCGAACGCTGCCAACTAGGATCGCCAATCCAAGCAACAATAGAACGATTATCCCACACATCATTAAGCCAACTATCTCGCTCGCCGTTATTGTTAGCAATCTCAAGATCACCACCAGACAATCCGCCTGTCCCTTCAACATCCAGTTTTTCTGTGTATTGCAAACCGGATGTCAGTACAGGAAGATATTGCTGGTTAGCAGGGGTGTCTGTGGGGGCCGTAACATAAGCCCCCGTTGAAAGGTAGCGAGTTGTTTCCACCCCGCCACTCTTAACATTCACCTCAACCAACACAATACGAGGAGCGGCAGGATTTTTAAGCCATGCCGCAAAATCAATCATATTACCTCTCTACAATTTTATAAGATGTTCCAACTTTAGTTGATGTAATTGCAGTTGTAGTTCCACTCACAATCTTGTTAGCAGCATTGTCTTGAGAATCATACACAGCCCCCACAAGCGTGTTGGTTGTAGCTTGATTAGACTCTGCGACAGTGGCTTTCAAGTCGTTAATAGCTGCAACAACATCTGCATGCACAACGGATTGCGTACCTGTTGAAACGGTTGCTGTCACAGGAGTTATTGCCTGAGTGCTACCAGTGCTTCCAATCGGCTTAATTTCACCCTTAGCTTCAGGGCTATTAGCAATGGCATTTGCAATATCTGTCAGCGAAACGCCTTGGCTAATTTTATCCAGCCAGAATTGCATACCTGCTGCGTCAGAAGCACGATGAAGGATGTCGTTGTACAACTTCTCAATTGCAGACTGTGCATTGCTTGCCGCTTGATTCGCCACTTGATCACCTTTCGGAGTACCCTTGAGTGCAGTGATGAGATTGGCGATAGCTTGAGAAACAGTGAGCAGGCTATCATTAACATCAATCAAACCTTCTACTTGCTTGTTCAAAGCATCTAACGTTGCTTGAGCGACATTCACTTGCTTCTGAGCCCATTCAGTTGCTTGCTGTGTCACCTTCTGTGCGTACACAAAGTCTTTTTGATATTGTGCACCAGAGGCATTAGCCACTTTAGAAGCTTCAAGGAATGCTGTGTAGGACGCTTCAAACTGGTCTTGCGCATCTTTATCACCGTTCTGAGCTTTTTCAGCAACAGTCTCAAATTGAGATTTAGCTTCAAGGTACTTCTGCTGAGGAGTGAGAGGAGAAAGATCGCCAAGCATGCTAGAAGAGGACAATTGCTTCAACGTGGTGACAAGACTCTTCATCTTGTCTTGCGTCTCTTTAATCGCATCAGACTCGCGTTTGTAAGCGTCAGTCAGAGCACTGCGAGCATCATTTGCAAGCTTCTCAGTGTCATCGATTGTCTGCGCGAATGCAGGGGCAATGTTCATCAACGTGGCAAACATTTTCGCACCGGCTTCTGTCGTCAAATCAAGGCTATCCACAACTTGCTTGAATTGCTCTTTAGTTTTGACGTAAGACAACCCAAGGCCATCCATAGCAGTAGACACAGACTTGATGATCGGCATAAGCTTTTCTTGATCTGTGTAGATTGCGTTAATGTAGGACTTAACACCTTTTGTCAGATTGTCAACAGAACCAAATTGTTCGATCAAAGCTTCAGATGTGGAGATTGCATCTACTGCTTTTGGAATTGTTTTGCTGAGCGAATCAAACACATCTTTAACCTGTTGCAAGTCATTCGCAACACGCACCACAGTTTCCATCAACCCTTCACCAATCTTTTGATACTTCTGAAGGTCGGAGAACGCGAATTGCGCCATTTGATCGCCAAGCTTGGAGAATACATTCTGAAGAGTCTTTTGAATCTCGTCGCCGGTCATCCCTTTCAAGCTGATATTACCAATGTCAACAACAAAACTTTGCAGCTTCTTGTCAAACTCGTCGCCACCAATACCAAGACCAACAGCAGCAGTTTTGAGCGTGTCTTCCATGCTCAACACAACCTGAGTGATTTGGCTATTGAAATCTGTGCCGAGTGACGTAACATCAGTATTGTGTCTATCGCTTCTGAACCATCCACCACTTGTCGTAGTGTTTGTATATTGTCCAGCAGACAAACCACTTTGAGCAATTTGACCTAAGTTTGCAGAATTGACCTTAAGGCCCGTATCGTCAACTGTAGTCTTTCCACCAAAGATCGATGTCGCAATTTTCCCTAAGATGCCGCCAACCACAGGAATACCGCCAATTGCAGATGCCAATCCAGATACAGAAGAATTTGCCGTATAGCCTGTGAGGTTGGAGTCCCTGGCAATCAACGTTGCGAAAGCGGAAATACTGTTGTCCAACTTACGCAAAGCATCCAGCATGTCATTTTGCACAATAAGACCAAGTCCAGAATTCTTCTCAGCGATTTTCAAGGAGTTGGCAATTGAGTCAGACTTTTGGCCAACAAGCTTGACATCAACACCGTCAAGGATTGTGGGAGCACCTAACACTGTGCCCGTGCCTTGAGATTTTTGTTGCAGGTCGGAAGACATGGGACCACCACCGCCCCCGCCTGTCACAGCCACACCAAGGCCAGCCACAAGGGCTGTCATTGCAGCCATACGAGCAAATGCTGTGTACGGATCACCTTCACCTTGCGTCAGGATAGCGTTCACGCCTTTGATGAGAGACAGTGCCACTTCAGCAGTGTGCAACACTTGTGCGGCTTTAGCCATTGCTTGATAGCCTGTAGAACCTTTCTCAAAGAATCCGCTTGCTGCATTAGCCATGTCACCATACATGCCGAGTTGGTTTTGAGCACCTTGCAGACGAATGTCGTTAAGTTGCTTTTCCTTTTCGGTTTCACTGAGAGACTTGTTCTCGCTAATCACGCGAGCCTTGTCTGTAAGGCTAATTGCATCAGCCTGACCTTCTGCAAACGCTTTGAACATCTTGCCAGCAGCTTCCCCCGATGCACCAAAGGCATTCTTCAACGACTTCTCGATTTCGCTACCGATGTCTTTCCACATACGGATTTGTTCTGTGGCTACTTTCGTGAGTGCAGCAGAACGTCCAGCGTTAGCGTTAATTTTCGCTTGCACCTGTTCCCAAGCTTCTTGTGCCTTAGCACGATCTTCAAGGGCTTTCTTTTCTGCTGTGAGACGAATCACCTCTTCAGCACTACCTTCACCCATTGCAGTGATAGCATCGATCTGTTGTTGTTTCCAATCGATCTCTGCTTTGGTGAATTCATCTTGCATCTGCTTCTCGTTAGTGATTGCATCACGAGCAGCGTCAGGCAAGCGGTTGTATGCGTCAATCTTGGCTTGCAGAGCCTGCGTCTGAGAATTCACTTGCGTGACAAACTGCACAGTTTTAGCATCAGCATCATCTTGCTCTTTTTGCTGACGAGCAGCGGGGTCAGTTTCTGCAATAACTTTACGAGTTGCTGTGTCAGCTTGATTGCGCTCAAGACGCTTCTTGATTTCATTTCGCTTAGTTGCAGCCTCTTCCATAAGTTTTGTATCTTTGGAATAGAAGGAGTCGACCAACTTCAACTGAGCATTCAGCGAATTTTCTTCAAGCTTCGATTCGTTTTCAAGGAACTCTGCTTTAGCATGCTCGGCTGCCGAATTAGAAATCAGCTTCTTTTGTTGCAGATCGTTGATGAACTTCAGTTGATTGTCATAATAGCGCTTATCAATTTCATATTCAGCATTGATTTCTGCAATCTTTGCGTTCAAACCCGCAAGACCTTCCTGCTTAGGCTTCGGTGCAGCTTTAATACTGTCCCGTTCAACCTGTTTACGCATCATTTCGACACTCGCATCCGACAATACACCTTGCATCATCGCAGCATACGCTGGATCATTCTTAGCTTTCTCACGTTGCTGAGCGATGACGTTATCAAAACGAGCAAGACGTTGCTGAAGATTTTCTTCGCCTTTGGAACGTTCCATCAAGTTACGTAGATAGACTTGCTGTTCGTTAGCAAGGCGATCCATTGTCTTATTGTGCGCCTTATCCGCAGCGTCATATTCGCCCTGAAGAATTGCATTTTGAAGCTCTTTAATCTTGGCCTTGTCCTCGCGCACACCAAAGTCATTGTCACCTTTGCCGAAACTCTCAAGACGGGCAAGGTGCTCTTGCGTCTCTTTAAGTTGGTCTGTCAAACTTCCTTTGTGCAACAGGTTGTTCCAGAAGTTGGATGCCTTCTGTCCCATAGTGTCTAGAAGCGAGCCTAATGATGTAAGCTGAGACTTCAATTCCTCAGCACGCTTCTTCTCCTCTTCCGCCAATGCGGCAATGGCAACGCGAGATGCTTGTGCATGTTCGCCTTGACGTTCAAGTTGAATAATGTGTGCGAGCACAGACGGCTCAAGGAAGTGCATTTGTTCGTCAAGCTGCATGGCAGCGTTAGACACATCTTTGAAACCTTTGTCTGTAATCTTCAAAGGATTGCCAGCCAACTTCTCAAAAGCCGCTGCTGTCTTTTCAATAGACACACCTGCGTACTTCTCCATGCCAACAGCAGCTTCGGCAATTAGATTAATTTGATCAGCAGTAAACTTGCCTGTGGAAGCAACAGCGATAACAGCCTCACGAGCCTTGCCGAATTCCCCGTAGGCAGAGCCAATACGATTTGCCATCGTGTACAGTGCATCTCCTGTTGCCCCAGCAGAGTTCCCTGTCAGAATAACTTCTTTGTTCAAATCTTTTAGAGCAGAAGCACTGTGCATGTACGTCATAATACCGGCAGCAAGTGCGACACCGACAGCCACGATGGCACTGAGCAACACACCGAACGATACACCAAGCGCACTTGCTGCACTTCCCAACGCCTTCCAAATTGCAGGCATTACATTGACACGCTCGCCCAACACAAGCAAGGAGCCGTAAAAACGATTAAGCTGTCCTGTAGCAAGTTCGTGAGTCAAGACCAACAACTCACGAGACGTACCCGCCGTAGCAAGGCTCAATCCTTCATGGGCACCTTTTGCGTTTTTAAGCTTGTTGATATATCCGTCAACTTGATCTGATACTCCAAGTTGGGCAGCACGCGAGCGCAATTGCTCTGCGTTATAATCTCGGATTTCTTTTGTTGTCATCCCCATTGTGTCAGCTTGACGCTTCAATGTCGCCACAAACGCATCTACATCTCTGTTAATGCTATTGGCAGCGGTTTGAGCTTGGCGCAGTGCAGCAGCCTCTTCTCGCGCTGCTGTTGCAGCATCTTTCCACCTCTGCACTTGCGACATCATGTCGATTTTTTCCATCTGCTCACGGATTTTAGCAGCCATTTTAGCTGCTTCGTCTTGCGCAGATGTAGCATTCCTGACACTGCTTGTAAGTGCATTGAATCCTTGTACAGCTTGTTGGGCAGCATCCACTTGCGCTTTTGCAGAGGCTTGTGCACCGCTACCAATATTGGATGTATTCTTCTCAGCTTTCTCGCCAGCAGTTGCAAGATCATTGAGTGCTTTTGTAGCATCAGCGATGCCTGTCGAATTAACGACAATTGTTAGACTTGAAGCTTCAAGGCTCATATCACTCCCTTTGTTGTTGTCTCAAAAGTTTCATTTGTTCCATGAAGCCAATCGCCTTTCCAACATGGTCAACTTCATTTTCTTCCACCTCGGGGGTGTACGGTGCAGGACGTTTAGGGTCGCTTGCACGGCTGTATTCTGCACAATATGCTTCTGACATGCGCTTCAGGAGTTCCCTTTCCCAAAGCGTAATGTCTATTTCGTTCACATCAATAAATGCCTTAATTTCAAGCCAAGATAAAGGCGTCAGCCCCATACCGGACTGCAACGCTTGCCCCGAAAGTGAAAAGATCGCGAGCAGATGACTCCACGGGCCGGGAATCTCCGGTAGTTGAATCTCTGTCGCGATCTCTATCAGGTTGCCATCTTCGTCACGTTGCCCAAGATGCTTACCTTGGGCCATTTCAAAACGGCTGTATTTTGATTTTTCAGGTGCAGCACCTAAGAACGCAAGCTGTCTTGCGTATAATATAAATTGGGAACTTAGACTTTCAAAAAAGCCGAGGTATCTCCAATGGCCTCGTTAACCTGCTTCTTCAGCCAATCATACTGCGGGTTAGAATAAAGCTTACGGAACGCATCTGCGCTATCCACTGGCTCACCGTCCAGTGTAAGATTATCAATCTTAACCGAAAGGGCAACCAGAAATTCCACACTCTGTTCACGCATCTCGTCAGGTGTAGCTTCACGCTTGCCGCGCTTAGCAGCCTTCTTCATCATTGCATCAACAGCTTTACGATAGGCTGCACTCGCTTCGCCTTTTACGGTAACCTGAACAGGTTTCGATTCCGGGTCTTCCCCCTTCTCGACTGGTGCGAAGATTGGCATATCTGTTTTAGGGTTAATCAGTTGGAACGAGGTTTCGTCTGCAAGGGCCAGCGAGTTAAGTTCAAAAGTCATGGTAGAGTTCCTTTAGTTATGTTATGCTTCTTGTGAAGCTTGGTTGTTAGAGCTATGTTGCTCTTTGGTTTGTTGCGAAATTAATTCTTCGGTGCGGTTTAAGAGGGATGCTAGGTTTACGTCGTAGAAGGTTTCTTTATATCCGTCAAAGCGTTCAAGAGGTTGTTTATATTGCACCCTAAGTTCCCTAAGCAACTGTGTTTCAATATCTCTAGGTATTGTCCCATCCTCAAAGTAATATGCCTTAAGAACTTTAAAATCCCTAGTAGATTCCCTTGACACAGATTTGCGACGGACGTTGGGATTCCTATTCGTTATACCTACTTTTGTCATCTCTCCTTCATGAAGAACATAGAGATACCCCGGCTTTCCTGCTTTGTAACCAGATTGAGTGCACTCTGGGCAGCCTCCGTTACTGTCCGGGTGCAAATGAAAATTTGGCGTCACGTTGAACCACTTATCATGTTCGACGCAACGAATTCTAACCTTAAGATCACTCTTGACATATTCCACACCTGTGTAGTCAAAAGATTCGCCAAATTTCAACGTTGCGTCTGCTACGAATTTGTCCGTATTGCTGCGGTTCTTAAGCCCACCTGCGATCTTTGCACATTTGGGGCAACCTGCACCTTTTACGTGTGTAGCAGCCGTAGTTGTGAAACACTCTTCGTGAACCGTGCAATATAATTCAAACTTGGTGTTCTTGATTCCACACCACATGGACTCAACATGTTCGTATGAGAACACGCCTTTGTGTTTTTGGTGCGCATCTCTGGAAAATTCAGAAAACCCTATTTGAGAGCCTTTCCCGTTCCGTTTGTACCCGCAGTCTTTGCACCCTTGCCCCATTAAGTGTGCCTCTGGCATCATTTGGAATACACATCCACAACTATTGCATGTGATGTTTACCTTGATGTCCGACCTTACGTATATTACGTCCGTATAATCGTAACTGTTACCGTGTAAAGTAAGGCAGTCGCTTATAAACTTCTCTTGTGTACTCCGATGGTTAAGTCCGTTCTGTACCCAAGCACATTTTGCGCAACCAGTTCCGCGCATGAACGACCCTGCCTGCACGCTGAAAATTCCGTGCTCATGACATTCGACATCGATTTTTTCGGTGGTTCTGGTGTAAACTATGTGTTGTAGTCCATAAGTGTTTCCATGCGTGTTAGCACAGCGCACTAAGTATTCTTCTTGTGTCAGCTTCTTACCCATGTGTATCCTCATTCAAATAAGATACACTTAAGGCGGGAATAGGGTATAAGGCCACTATTCCCATAAGTGTTTAAACGTTAAAGGCTCTCGCAAGAAAGCTCTTAAGGTTTAGAGGGTTTACACCCTCTTACACCAATCAGGTGCCTTCGATCACACTGTTGTCAAGCTCAATGTCTACCGTGGTTTGCAGAATCTGGTCTGCGTTGCCGACGTTAGTTTGAAGACCTGTAACAATACCTGTAAAGTATGCGCTACCAAGTGTCGCCGGATACGTCACCTTGAACGCATTCGATGTACGACCATTAAACGCAGTTTGCAGGGCAGTCATGTCGGTGCCGGTGTGCTTGGCAAGAGTCATGTTAATCGTGCCATAATCGACGCTACCTGCACGCTTAATAACAGTCGCAGTGTCCAGCGGAATAAATTTCTGTACGGAAACTTTGCCCCCGAAAACGCCCAGTTGGCTCACCTCTGCGATAGGAATCCAAGTCAAGGCCGAGAAACCCGTAGAGTCGTATGTCGTAGGCAGCGTTGTCGAGATCGAGATAGTAGTAGTCGCACTTGTAACAACGGTTTGAGTCATTTGTATTTCCTTTAAATTAAATTATCTTTTGCAAAAGATGCTTCATAACCTTGCGGCTATCCTTACGAGCTTGATAGCTCTTGTCTATACTGCACCCTCACCACAGCAACTCTAAAAGCGGCATCCGTCATAGGAGGGCTAATGTTGGCTGGCTGTTCCACACTAAACGTGCTATACTTGGCCTTGTCGTACACAGGAAAGAGTGCTGCAACTGCGCTTGTAAGCGTATCAAGCTGCTTCATGCCTTTTCCGTCCGGTACACACACCATAACTTGGAACGAGCCATAAACACGCTGTCGCATCGCATCCACAGTAGCATTTTTAATAGCATTGTTAAGAAACACTACTTGCAAGTACGGCGATCCAACAGGCTTGTTAAACGCTACACCTTCATACGCAACAGAGATTGCAGGACTTTGTGCAGCAGCGAAGGCCGCGATAGCTGACTCCACCTCTTGTCTAATGTTCATAGCTCTCCTTTAATCGCTGTGAATGCGCTCTGCACGGGCGCATACACTCTACGCATGCCGGTCCACGTCCAACCGCTGATAGGGTCTTTGCCTGCTTTCCAACCTAGGTATTCCACATTGGCAGCGTAGCTAAGATTGTTAGACAGGCTCACAAACCCGTCCTTCTGAAAGAACGCTGTGCTAGGCTTGATAATACTTTCAATTCTTGCTAAGCTGTCGCCGCCATCACTCGTAGCACCTGTGATAGATGTGTCGAAGCTATTAACAGCAGGGAACCAGTTGGCAACGAAGTGACCTGCTACATATGGGCCATCACCGACATGAGGGGAATTGTTTACAATGCGAGTGAACAGGTTGTATGCAACAGCGTTAATCTTGAAGTTAACTTCTGTCTGCACCCGTTGGATGTTCGATCTGAGGGAATCTGCAAAACTTCCCATATACCTCCCTTACAGAAAAGAATTATAGCATTGGTGCACTATCTTGTCAATTTTAATAGCCCAACAGATTATTTTGTGATGTCCTGCTGGTAAACATACGCACCTTTACAAAGGGTATGTATGTTTCCATATGTATCTGTCATTTGGATATCATAATAGAAAAACCCCACGCGATCAGCTTGACTGAGTGTAGGAGAAAACTCCACAACACCGTTGATGGCATCAACAATTGCGCCGTTGATTTGGTACAATTGAGTTGACGTGTCTATTGGATTTTGAGCAGTACTTATAGTAAGTAAGAAAGAGCATCCAGAAATATTCGTTGCGTCTTGCGTACCAACCGTCGTGATTGTGCAAGTGTCGGGGCGCGTATCCCCCCTAAACCTCATAATTTGCATAAGTGACCTCAGTTAATGTCCGCATGATACTTAACCGTCTGAATGTTGATCAAGTAAGGAGATAGCGTTATGGTGATGTTAAATTTGTCTCCAGAAGCCGTGTAGTGCAACCCGCCCTCGGTAACTCCGGAAACAGTTGCCTTACCGCCTGAGTTGCCAATAACTGTTGCCACAAACGCTGCAATCGCCTGAACCTGTGCAGCCGATACAGAGATGCCACCAGCGCCATAAATGGCAACAGACAGTCCTCCAACGCTGGCGAGCCCCGTTGCCGCACCCGTTGCGCACGCAAGAATTACCCCGCCAGCGTTCGCTACCGAAGTTCCAAACGAACCTGCATTAGTAGCCATCCGGGCGGCTGCGCTTCCAGTGCTACTAGCTAACCCGGAAGCATTAGCTATCGAGCTACTTATAGACGCGCCACTTGCGGAAGATGAGGCACTACCAACAGCACTAGCAATGGCGTTATAAAACGCGCTCGCAATAGCTGCTGCATTCGATGTGCCGATTGCACTTCCATCTGCTGACCCTGACGCTGGAGTTAATGCTGCACCTGTACCAGATACGGATGATGTACCTGCTGATCCCCCAGCCACAGGAAATAGCGATACGCCGCTTCCTGATCCCACCGCAGTACCTACCGTGTTAGCTTGCACGCTCCAGATCGAGTATGCGTTTCCAGATACCGTTGCAGAACACGAGCTTGCACCCGTTGTGAGATAGATAGATACACAGTTAGCAGTATTTGAAGTGGTTCCGTATGAGCTTCCACCAGAGTAAAACAAGCTGACAGTAGAGCCTGACAGCGACCCCGACCCAACAGAACTTCCAGAACTTCCTGCAATTGCCACAGACGCAGCCCCGTTGGTTGCTGCGGCTTGACTGGAGGCGAAGGTGTTAAAAATCGCCTGCGCAATTGAGGACAGACTTGATGCTCCAATAGAGCTTCCGTCCGCTGATACGATAGTTGGTCCCGACCCGCCGCTGGCAACTAGAACATCGAGTGTTTCTTCTTCGTCCGAAGATGTCAGTGCTTGCCACATCGAAGCAGACAGCGCGCGGGCGGATTCCTTGGGAATACCTTTGCTAAACCGTGCATGTGCAAAGAACGTCGCATTAATCACCCCACCCGTCGCAGTGGCCCCACCGATAAATCCAGTTGGTGTACCGGCAAGTCCGAAGAGGGAGAACGTGCGTGTTACCGAAAACTTCTCAACACCATCAAGGTATCCACGCCAGTTCGTGCCGTCGTACGTGTAGACGACAACGTGCGGTAGCGTGTCATTGACGACGATGCCGCTGCCCGTGCGTGGGTCAGTGCCAGTGTATCCCTGAGCGAAAAATTCTACGGTGTTAGCGACGTACCCGTAGATTACGGCCGTTTGGTCGGCACTGGCACCATCCATTACAATGTACTTTTGACTCTGCCCGGTCGCATTCAACTGGAACGCAACGGCGACAGTGAATTGGTTTCCTACGCCGATGGTCTTACCCTTGGCGCCCACTGTCCACGTGTTGTTACCACCATTCTGAGAAACACCTATACCCTGAGGTGTGACCCGTACGGTGTGGCCCGTACCGGAACGGACAAGTCCAGATGGCCCTGCGGCCTCAAAATCGGTCGCTTGGAAAACAGTGAAGCTTTCTAGACCAAGATTGCGCCACGCTGGCGAGGCGACAGCACGTCCCTGTGGTTGGTAGCGCATCCCCGGCATGTTATACTCCTGTAACAGCTTGCAATGTGGCCTCTACGGTAATAGCATTAGTTATGTTACCATATGCGATAGCTCTAACATACATCACCCCCCTATCGAGGATAATCGATCCACTGTACGTACTACTTGCAGTAGTATCTCCTCCAACAGAGAAGTAGTCATACCATGTAGTGTTATCTGGAGATACCTGAAACGTAATCGCTCCGGCTGCAGTTGGAGCCGAGCTTCCGTTCGTGATTCGCCAGTTAAGTTCCCCACCATAGTACGTAGTGCAATCGGTGGCTGTACTAGTGATGGACGGGGATGTTTTAGTTCCGCCTGCGGTACATGACGTGCCCGCTGCAATAATTGTTTTTAGCGATTTTGTAATGGCCATTACTTCATACTCCCGTCAGGATTGAAAAGAATTTCCGCCACTTCTGCCTGTGACACGGGGTCTGGTGTAATGCTCAATGCAATCAGCTTTTCCGCTTGATCTTGCGTCAGAACAGCAGGCACAAAGCTTTGAAGTGTGTAAATCACCAACGGATCGCTGATAATCAGCCGTCCTTGATCGAGAAGCGGCACTACATATTTGAATCGAGAGTCATTGTGCAGAACATCTAGGAGAGTATTAGCTGTTGCCAGATCGTTTAGAACCGAAATAATTGTTCCGTTTCCGATCATAAGATTGCTCGGTTTATTTCGTCCTGTGCTAACTGCCTCCGCAATTGCATGGCAATCACGGCTGGCAATCAGTTCAGCGGAACACTTTGCAAGAATTTCGTCTTTCGTGATTGCCATTTTGGATTAGTCCTCTGTTACCAGGCCCGCAGCCGTAGTGATACGCGGTTGCACTCCGACGTTCATTACGATATTTGGCGACAGCGTACCGCTGTACAGAAGCTTACCAGCACCGCTTGACGAGGTTCCGACACCGAAGTGGGTAAGGTTTCCGCCCGGAGATGCTGTGCATTGTCCGAAGTCGCCATTAGCCGTTAGGTTCACAGAGTTACCTGTCACCGTAAAGCCAGCAGATGAGCGGGCGACAGCGATACGAGCATAGCCGGTGTATGCAGTTTCATTAGTAGCCTGCGTGCCAGTTTCGCCCGGATCGGCTGTGTGTAGCGACAGGTACAGGCTTCCAGTTGTGCCGCTAGGGAGAAGCCCTGTAGCATCACCAATAAGAGACGTACCTACGTTATTAAAAACCAGCTTAAGCAGGTCGTTTTCCCATGTATCGGATTTACTCATTTCTATTCCTTATTCACGAATGTAAAGTTCAAACAACACGCATCCGTCGTTAGACATCGAAGGATTAAGTTGTTTGATTGTAATAATCTTGTAAACTTTTCCGTCCACTTTCAAATAATCTTTGTTAGGGGAAAAGTGAGGCAGAGGCAACCCGTCTTGTGTTTTTTGCGGCGGTTGGATGTAAACTTGTTTGTCGCCAGTTTTTATAAGAGTGCTATTTTCGGTCCCTTCACCCTCATTCTTGCGTACATAATCAAAAAACATTGCTTTCACAGGGATGTCTTTGAAGGACACAATGTTTTCCGAAGTATCTGTGTTGTACGACTCTGTAAGAGATACCATTACATGCGCTGTGGTGCCGAACTTAGCCATCATTGACGCTACTGTGCGGTCGAAGGAATTCATTACTGCGGCTCCACGCCACCGTTAGCAACAGGGCCGCTGTATGGATCAAAGGGACCGGCAGCAATTTGATGCAAACGTTCGTCAGATGTCGGGCGATTCTGTGCGTTAGTGAAGTCCTCTTTGAATTGCAAAATAGGATGGACTTCGTCTGCACCTGCAACATAGGGCAATGGGCAAACGCCGTTGAAAGCGGGGTCTCTTAGGACTAAAAGCAGATAGTCTTTGTACTGGTTGTAGACCTGACTCCCATAAGATGTAATAATACCCATCTTAGCGTCAGAGTCGAAACTGAGTGTAGCAAGGATATATTGCCCACACAGAGCACGTGCAGCTTTAAAATTGTTGTTGTACTTGTCAAGGGCACTTTGGTAGATGTCATCGTTCAATACGGGCAAATCCCTCCAATCGCCGAGTGCCAACCTAAGTTGTCCTATTAGTGTGGACGGATCAATTAACATAGTTCTTCCTCAATAAGTTCTCTAACACGATTAATTATTCCTTCTCTATCCACACCGTAGAAGCATTCCGTGCTTCCGTCAAACTTCACAGTTAAAGAGTTGTAATGTTCACACATCTCCTCTAAAATAACTCTTTCAAGAGTCTGCGCCATACAACCTTGTTCAAACCGCCAATACAATACCAGTTCAAAATGCAAACCTGCTGATTTAGATATTTCAGAAATCCTAGTAATAACATCCCTATTTGTGATTCCAATTTTAGTGATGTCGTCACAACAAGAAATATAAAGATACCCTGCCTTATTCGGGTTGTATCCACAAGATATACAGGATGGACAACCAGAACCACTATAGTGATTGTATGGCACTTGCCAAAATAGGCCGTGTTCTTTGCACTCAATCTTTATAGGCACTTCGCAGCCTTTATAGATAGCGTGGTCGTAGTTATACTTTTCCCCGTGAATCTGTGCTGCACGCATTTTAAAATGCTCTAAATCTGCTGTCCGCATCTTTGACATCAAATCATCCGCACACTTCCTACAGCCTTTACCAGATAAGTGGCAATTTGGTGTCATACTGATCTTACCATGTTGCTTACAAATTATGTCTACTTTGACAGAAGATTTCTCATATTCCACCACAGAGTAGTCAAACCTATCTCCGTGCAAAGAAACTGCCTTGCGGATAAAAGCTTCGGTGTTACTTCTGCTGCCCTTACCGATGGATTCGTCTGCGCATTTCCTGCAACCACAACCTTTTAAAAGATTGCCCGGAAGTACCCACGACACACCATGCTTCTTACAGGAGACTTCTACCTTGACGGAAGAACCCTTGTAGTCTATCCTTGACAAATCCCATACAGGATTTACCTTTTGACGGAGTTTGATTAAAAACTCTTCCGGTGTACTGTAACGCCTTCCCATAAATCTCCTTAACATAAGAACCTCAACGTTTTATTATCTCACGAGAAGTTCTTATAGTCAAGAGACTAAAGCCCTCCGAAGAGGGCTAAGAATCTTAGTTGCTCGACGAGACAGCCCACAGGGACGCAGGCCGAGTACAAAACATAAGAGGTGCAGCTTCAAGTTCAAACTCGACAAACTCGTCGCGCGGATCGACGTACGAACGCACGAACAGTTCTTGACCCGGCTGATTAGCTTCCGACAGTTTTGCAGACGGGCCGTTATAGCCACGGAACAGGTCTTTCACGCCGTCAGCGTAGGCGATGCCGGTCGAATCAGCGAAAGCCACTTCCGTCGTGCCGTTCGGCAGATTGAAGGTTGCGTCGTACGACACGAACGTGATGCCACGGTGGGTGAAGTGATCCATGATGCCCCACTTCATGTATTCCGTCGTATCATCACGCAGCGCTTGGTTGCCAGCACCGTTAGCCATGTAAAACTGATAAGCAGCTTTCATGTTCGGATGCGAAATCAGTTTGTCGAAAAACACCGGATCGACCAGCACTTTAACACCACCAATTGCGCCACCATTCATAACACTCTTAGCAATACCAGATTTCAGCAGACGAATCTTCTGGTCAACGTTCGTGGTCGAAGTTCCGAGAACAAAGTCAACCGAGCTTTGGGCGATGCTGAATTGCGAGAACATGTCTGCCATCACAGTGCCGTCCGGCGACTTGGTAACACCTTTCAGAGCTTGCAGGCGCATGTATTCCATCGTCTGGTCCCAAGCAAGGCGCAGGTCAGCCATCTTTTCAGCCGTGACACGACCGTACGTTTCGTTGTCGGTCGAACCCGGTTGACGCCAGCCTTGGATGTCCTCGTTGGTGATTCGATCAGCAGCTTTGAAATAAGCCAGCGGCAGCGAGAAGGTATCAACCTTACGCTCATGGCCTTGAACAGCAGCGTGAGCGCCGCGATTCACTTGAGGCATCAGCGTGACAGTTTGATAGTCCTTGTCAAAGATGATCGCCGTTTGATTGGTCGATTTCGTATTGAACAGGTTTTGGCTGTTGATGTAGCCGTATTGCAGCGGGGTTTGGGTAATGCCGTCAACGAAATCGGCATTTTTGAAACTATTGAAATAGTCGCGAATAGTCATGCTCATTGCAAGGTTCCTTTAATTATTAAACTTGGGTACGGACGTGGATGTTCTTAGCGCGCAGAGCATTTTGAACGATGGTTTGGTTACCCGACGTGACGGTATCTTTGTACAGCAGACCTTTGTCGGTAACACCTGCATGGCCTTTGTACAGAACCACCAGTTGATAATCGCCAGCAGCCAGCGACGGCACGTCCAGAGTCGATTCGATCAGAACAGCAACATCAGCATTCAGAGTTGCAACGTCAGCGTTAGCAACCCATTTGTATTTGCTAGTGCCATCAAATTGCAGGACAGCGCCGACATCCATGCCAGCAGCCACAGTGACCGTGACAACTTTGCGGCAGACGCCATATTCCGGCATTTCTTCAAATGCCAGTACGCCCGACAGCTTATTACTACGCGAAGCAAGCTTTGCCATAATTATTTATTTCCTTTGATAAATTGTTTGAAATGAGTAACTTTAGGCTCCTCTTTAGCGTCTGCCTTAGTCTCAACGCCGACTTCATTGAACATCTCGCTTTTTGCCTCGGCAGCAGCATTAGTAGCGAAAATTTGCAGGAACGATTCGACCTTTGTGTCGTCCATACCTTCAGTTGCAGCCATAAAAGCAGCAGCTTTTTCAGTGCCCATAGTTGCTTCAACTTCTTTACGGCGGGCTTCCAGTTTTGCAGCCAGCGCATCAGCTTTAGCTTGTTCTTCGGCAGCGGCATAAGCCGACAGCTTCTCTTCGTACTCAGCTTTCATAGCTTCAGCAGCAGCCTTAACCGAGTCCATTTCGGCAGTCAGGGCAGACAGTTGAGCCAGAACTGCTTCGTGCGCAGCAAGCTCGATAGTTTGAGCTTTATCTTCTACACTCATCGTTTCTTCCTTTTCTTGTTCAGGCAAATCGCCTGTAGTTACGACTTCTTCCGAAGCCTCCGGGGTTACAGGCGTAATGCCCAACTTCTTTTTGAAATAATCCAGCATAGTTGTCCTTTAACTGAGCACGTAATCTACAAACTCCGAACGAGTCATAATTTTGTTGACCAAACCAATTGACAGAGCATCTTGAGCGGAGTACACTCGTGCTTGTGTGTCCTTGAGGTCTTTTGTGGACAGGCCCGTGTACTTGGAAACGTGAGCACGGAAAGCATCGCCAAGCTCGGCAACACGATTCTGCATGTCTTCAAGGAAACCGTCTCGCCACGAACCATCGTCTGCGAAAGGAACTTTGTCATTGCCGTCTGTTACGAAAGTGCGTTGGATGCCAGCTTGTTCAAGCTTCTTACTGTCGTTGTACAGGCAAATAAGAACACCAATCGAACCTACGTCAGCATAAGGGTTGGCAATCACTTCGTCACAAGCACATGCAATAGCATAAGCAGCGGAACACGCGGAGCCGTCGATATACCCCATCAACCTCACACCTGCTGCATCGCACATCGCACGCAATTCATTTACACTTTCAAAGCAGCCGTAAGCTTCTCCACCACCAGAGTCAATATCAAGCACAATAGTCTTAACTTTAGAGGCAACAAGTTCTTCAGCTTGGTCAAGCATCATTTCGTAAGAGAATCCGCCACACATGCCCTCCCAACCAGATGTACGATAGGTAAGAGGGCCGCGAATGGTGATAACACCAACGTCACCAGCTACAGGGACTGTTTTTGTAGTTGCAGCATTTTTGCTGCCGTCAATGTCGAGCATGCCAGCGTTACGAGAGTCAAGGTATTGCTCAATTTCTTGGAATGCTGCTTTGGAGATGAGGTGAGGGCGGTTACGCAGGGAAGCGGTAAGCCGCAAAAGTTTGTGTTTATTCATGCATTTGCTCCGTTAAGTATTGCTCCTTGAACTGGAGCCATGCAGGGTCTTCTTGCGGAATCCAACCAGACTTGAATTTTCTAGACAAGGCGGCGATCTTGTTGTGGTTCACCGAAAAAGCTTTTGCCAACGCAGAGTCGCGCAGCCCTTCTGAGTATTTATTAAAAATCTCATCTGCTTTTACCCAAATCTGCTTATTACAAGTTGGGTTTTGCCACGGATGTTTGGCTTTGGCGGCTTTACTGATAGCAGCCTTGTGAGTCTCTGAAAATTCCCTACCTGTTAGGGCGGAAGACAGGCTTTTACAGTGCTCAACACTCCTGACTTGACCTCTGCGGCTTTCGATCATTCTTTGGACGTGATCTTTAGACAGCTTCTTACCATAGTAATGATGCCTCTCACCTCTGCGCGCCTTATCCCGCATATTTAGCTTGGCACCCTCTGCTTTTTCTACACCGATACTAGAAGGGCTTCCACCCGGCATAATATTCCATGCGATTTGACGGTGAGGTCTGTAGGCCCATTCAAGTAATTCGCAGAACTCAATTGAGTCTTCGTGAAGTACAGACACCTTTATCTGATCCCCATACTTCCTGATAGCGTTATGTACGTGCAGATTTCCTTTACCTTTAGCTTTTCTGACATGCTCAGCAAATCTGTCCTCTACTGTTCCGCCAGTAATTCCAATATAACCCTCTGATTTAGGATCAGAATGTTCAGGCAGATGCAACCAATAAACGTAAGCCATAAACCCCCTTATGCCGCATTCTCATTATTTCCAGCACTATTGTCCTTTCCGCTGGGTTTTTTAGCAGTCCCCTCAAATGGCGTTGACATCCCCTCACCTGAATTGCTAGACTCCATGGTGAACTCTACATCTTCAATGTTTGTATCAGGAGGAAGGGTATTAACACCCAAAGCCCTGAGAAGGCGATTGACAACATCGATATTTTTCGGAATCAGGCCGATGGAGCCTGTTCTCTGGACAAGTTTTCCAAGCTCATCTGCGGACATTTCAGAGATATCTCCCGGTACAAAACGTGGAAGTCTATCTTGTTGCCAACCATTCAAGGCGTAAATTTGTTTTACTAGATCGTTATTCAAAACGTCAGCAATCTCGTTGAGCCTGTGCCCCATAGCAAGAGACACAACATTTGTATCCGAGTCAGCAAGACTGAAACTTCCAACTTCACTACCACCTTTAAGAATATCAATCCCTAGTGCAGAATAGACTTCATCGGCATAGCGACGAATCGCTTGATCGATGTTCGCCCCAGGAATACCTTTTTTCTCCATAAGAGAAATTCCGAAGCGGTCTTGCTTAGTTAGCTCGTCTACAAGTTTAGGAAAAATAATCCCTCGGTTTGTGCCCGCCTGCATTGTATCGAGCAGTTTTTGACATGCTTGGTAGACGGCCTTCATATCATCGGGCGCATCTGCTGCCATGTACTCGGGAGGTAACTGAATCAACGGCAAACCAGCGGACTCTTTTGCAATACCAAGAAGCTCTTGCGAACGAAGCATGTCAAGCTGTTTATAAGCTTTGTACACACCTTTAAGAATAGAATTGCCCGTGGGATCACCTTTAGTAGGGTCCGCACGGAAAAGCAAGAATTTATCTCGCTTAATGGGAATAAGCCCGTGTTCGTTGACTTGATCCATGAACATTGCAGCATGCTCAAGCTTGTAAATAGATTGCTCACACCCTAAGAGGTCACGACCATCTTCTGAGAACGTCCAACGGGCAATAGTGTCTTGCGAGCGTGGAGTTAGCTTACGGATTCCTACCCTACCATCGTTAAATTTGCTACCATTCTTATACAGTCGGCGCCGGTAGACCTTCTCTTGCACAGAGAACCCGTATGGAAGATAAGTAACCACATCGGACATGAACTCTGCCCACGATCCTTCCATGTCATCCATGCACGACTGAACAAATTTAGCACGCTCTTTTTCTTCTTCTGTGGCGTCTACAGGGGGCACTACGGTCCAATTAACACGGGACAGCAGCATCCGATAAGTGTTCATCGCAGACGCAATAACCGCGTCATTGAGCATTTCCTTGACTGTTACAATAAAATTGTCAAGATGAAATGCCCTGTTCGGATCGTCAATAACTTTTCCAAAAATTGTGCGAAGGCCGATAAAGCCTGTTTCACCCAACTGAATACGAGGGACTGCAACACCATCGTCAGCCGCCAGAGCAGCCGTATTATCTTGTGGCTTCTTTTTAGCGGCCATTATTGCTCCTTTTCTTTACTGAAACGAATTGTACCACCGCAACTAAATCTTGTCAACATTGTGCAATTCTATGCTATTATACGGAGGGAATTGGTGACGGCTGAGTATTCACAGAAAGAGTAAACGATGGAATGGTAATCTGCTTCATAACAGCCTTACACGCTGTAGCAGTGCTATCCCACATGTCGTCCTTCTGGTTCCTATTGCCATCAATGTAATCCTCAAGCTCATTGAACCACATCTCGTTCCACTCGCCCCTTACTACCCTTACAAGTCCTGCTTCTGCCAGTGACAAGAATGGCTGCATGCGAGACAGCTTACCAGTGTGCCCTGAAACCATTTCTGTACGAGCATCGACGCCGTTCTCTACAAGAGTCTTAATGAAGAACATGTTTGCTGCTGCACCACCTGCGCCGGGGTCTTTAGGAATAAACACAGGGACTTGCTGTCCTAATTCATCCCGATCCTTGATAGCACACTTAGCAATCTCTTCAAGAACGCCGTGTGTCAGCTTTCTATACCGCTCAACGTGCTCCACATAGTAGAATCCATCTTTCCCTTTGGAAATTCTTGTAGAGGCCGTCCAGTCTGGATTAGGATTGCTCTCGGACTTAAGCGTGCTTGCCAAGTCCATGCCACGAGCGCGATTAACCACTTGAGCAGGAACTTTATCAACAATTTCGCACCAATCTCGTTTAAAATATCCTGAAGACTCTTCTTTAGCAAACCACGAGCCGAGCAGAAGGCGCTCACGCTCAACACGCTTAAGGTTTTCCAGACGGGCGACGTAGCCGGGGTTCAACACCTTCATACGCGGATTGTCACGAATCGTAGCACTAATAAACGTGTAGCTTTGTGGGCGCACGCCCGGATAGGTTTCGATAAGTTCTTCTTTGGTGTCAGCAAATACCATCGTGCCGTTGTACGAAGCATAATAACGTTCTACACCAGAGCGCTCAGGAATCGGAATGCCTGTGTCTTGGTCAAGATACCACGAGACAAAAGGCATCAAGTGACTATCCCTGCGGGGATTACAAGTACATATAAGCTGATGCGGCCCTTTAGCCTGAGAACGGATACGAGACTCAAGATAGCGAATCTGTACGTCGGTATGATTTTGTGCTTCGTCAAATACAACAAGGGAAAACTGACCACCATCGTAGTTGGAGATGTCGCGGTCTGCACCGCAAACTTTGAACTGGACCTGCGCTCCGCTAGGAAACACAGCAGTCATCTGCGGGTGTGTCTTGAATTTTGCACCAAATTGTTTCCACATCTTCTCAGCTTCTTGGTACAATCCGCCTGCTTGAGAAAGCTGTGTAGAAGTTTCGCGGATAAAAACCGCACGGAAGTTTGGGTCGTCCTTGTACTTGAGTACCAACAAAAGCGCTTGGTGGGATTTCCCACAACCAGCGCCTCCGCCAAAAATGATGTAATTAGACTTACAGTCTAGGAAGCGCTTGTGTGTAGGTGAATCTGGACCAAGCACTATTTTTTGTTTTTTATTAGTCATAGTGCCCTTAATAGAAACAACAAAAAGCCACACAGCATACCTGCCGTGCAGCCTCCTTTAGAATTCGGTGCCACAGCGCTACCCTACCCGCCTGTGATCTTCAGATGCCAGTACGCACCCCTCTCCACTAGTCCGCTTTCGCGGAGTATGCTCGTCGGAGCTAGTCCCTTGAGCAAATTTGTTACGAGAATTAGTGTCAGCCCTCGTCGGCTTTCGTGACCTCGACTTCAGTGTTGCAACCAGCTTCTTCTTTCACCGACTCATCTTTCTTACCGAAGATTGCATCGAAATTATCGTAGTAATTCTTCCAACCAGTACCAACAGGGCGCGAACCCTTGCCCGCATCGGCGTAGAATGTTTTCTTATTGTCATCAGACATATTTTCTCCTTGATGTCTCTATCCAACTGTGCTAGTATGTTGTTGGAACTTGCTTAGCGTGTTTGGCTCCGCTATGCACCAACAAATCTGACTAGACTAACTAGGGATTGCTGTTCGATAACCTCTGCCATATGAGGAAAGTTCCCGAGGGCCACTGTAATAGGTGGCCTTTCGTTTTATATTCATGTGGCACGGAATTCCACCGTGATCTTCTTCCCACCTTTTCAAGGCTCCACACTGTATGTAAGTAATTTCAGCATACAGTGTTCAGGGATATAGTCCACGTAGGCACCAGCTATTTTGCCTATTTCCGACTCCTTAGTGATTTTGTAAGCTAAGAACGCCTGTTCTTGCGTATCAAAAAGTCCAAGGTAATTTACTCTTCCATCGATAGTGATAGCTGCTGTGAATTTATTGTATTTCTTGGAGACACCTTGCGGAAGGTTCACCAACCTTGTTTTCTTTTGCAACAGCAAATTAATTTTTCTAGGTAAAAATACGCAGCACTCGGAAGAATATGTTTTACCGTCCCCGAGTAAGTCCTTATCTAACTGAAAGTCTTCAACGCAGTAGCCAATCTGAGAATGACACCACTCCGCAAAATGCTGAAAGTCACTAAACTCTGATTTACAACCTACATAACTCGGATTGCGACATTGATACTTTCCACCGGGTTTGCAACGGTCAAGCAAGCTCATGTACAACATATAAGCCCTTGTTGCGTGTGACTTACCACCTACAGTGCAAGAGCGTACCCATTCGCCATCACTATTTTTAAAATCATCTACCATTTTTATTCCTGTCTGAATATTATTGGTGTAGGCTATCCACTGAGACAGCAGTGGAAGGTGTTGCAACACGGTTCGCTCTACATTGAGTGCCGTCTTTCCGGCTGTCAACCTGTGCAAGCAGGATTTGATCTTCAGGTAGCGACCTTCAGATTCTTATGCCCCCTGTCCGATTCGAACGGACGGTGTGCTTTCGCAGGCTGATTACAGGTCAGCTCCAATCAACCACTATGGGAAAGGGGCGGAAACTTTTATTTTAGGAGGCACTCAATCCCACAAATCTTCCGAGGAGGGGCAGCGTCATTGCAGAAGAATGCCTTCTAAAACGGCTTCTTACGAAGCCGAGTGCACATTCTTGTAAGAGTTAAGTGCATACTCTATGCAACCATAAGGCTGAGCCAATAGCACGCTATCTGGCGGATCAATTTGTTGACAATCTGCACCCGGTTAAGTCGTGGGCCGTTGCGTGATTTCCTCAACAAAAAGAATTATCGCACACTGAAGCAATCTTGTCAAATCTTATTTATGTTACCCATGTCTACGACTTGTACATCTTGAGCAAATTCGGGAGAAATGTTGTCAAAATCCAACGCTGGCGTATCTTCGTCATCCTGCGCAGTGCTTCCCGCACCCACCATACCCCTCAGCTTTACTTCCAACAGGAGTCGCTTCAACTCATCCTCATTCACGTCCTTAGCCGAATCTGTGTAGAATTTCAGCAGCTTTTCAGCAGCTAGCATACGTACACGCTCATCTTGGCTATCAAGGCCCTTCTCCAGCACTTCAATAGCTTTCTTACTAATCTTCTTAAGATCACGAACAAGCTTGGCAAGCTCATGTGTCTTTTTGAACACGGGTTGTTCTTTTGTTGGTACAAGTTCACTCATGTGAACGCCTCCTTAAAATTCTTAACAAGTGAAGGATAGCATTTGTGCCCTATCTTGTCAATTTTAGGACTTGACAGCATCCAGAACAGGCTCTACAATTCAGTCACTAACCACTTTCAAGGAGGAAACATGAAGCCTATCCGTTGCTTCTATAAACTAGAAGGCAAACTTAACGTTGTAGACGTAGACTGCCACCCTAACTATGACCTTGCTATCTGGACTGTCAAGGATGCACTCTGGATGGAGCGTAAAGTAAGCCAGAAGCGTTTTATCCCTGTCGTACTCGCTCTGGTGAACAAATGAACGACCTCAACCACTACATTGAAGAAGTAGAGCGGCACGAGCAGAATCTTGCAGACTTTGAAGACTTGCGTTTTGCAGAGATTTTTCTGACAGATAAGGAGAATAAAAGTGAAAGGGTTGCCCTACAAAGACACGTTCGCAGCAAGAGGAAGCGCACTGTACGAAGCGCTAATTGAGAAGGACATGGCTAAAGCCAAGAAGATTTACGACGATACAACACAAAGATTTTATCAACTTTATAACAACTCTTTTAAGGAGAAACAATGAGCGATATCATGGAAACTGAAGTTAAAGAAGGTGCTACTGAGTACAAAACTATTGTGACGCCAAACTTCCACGAAGTTGCAGAGGAAATTGCACGCCATGTGGCATACGGATGGAAGCTTGATCCGAATCGCCATCCGTTCTACAACTTCTTCCTGTATGAGATTAATCTTATCCGCGATGCACGCACTATCACAGCTATTAAAGAAACTGTAGAGTCCGGACGTGAACCCATCACCACAGAGAAGCGCCGCGAAATCATGGCTAATGCACGTGCTGCTAAGAAGATTAACAAAGGCGGTCAAGATGAAAGTTAAATTCAAGAATAAAGATGTAGCTATTAAGAAACTTGTGCAAGGTGCGGTTGTTCTACTGGTGGACGATACTGCTTCATACCCGCCCGACGTGTATCACATCCACAAGTTTGATTGCTTCTGTGAGGTTGACAACTCTGTAGATTTGGTTGTGGTAGATTCCCACGGTAAGTGGAATATGAACTCTTCCGACATGACTTGGCCGATTTGACAGAAAGGTTGACATAGTATAATATTGGGTATCGGGCAGAGAAATTTGCAAGATACCCTTTAACAATTTTACTGAGGATGCCATAATGTCGAACAAGGCCCGCCGACACGAACGTCTGTCACGTCGTCAGAAGCAAGTGGAAGAAGTGCTCCCGCCAGAGTCTCTGCCCATTCCAACACAAACCAGAGTTATCAAATTTGAACCTGCTAATCCTCGGCAGAAAACACTCTTAGCAATGTTGCGAGAAGGCCGTGCTGCTGTATTTGCACAAGGTAGTGCAGGTAGTGGCAAGTCAATGATTGCAGCTTATCGGGCAGCAGAACTTTTGCGTGATAAGAAGATTGAGAAAATCTATCTTGTACGTGCAAACGTCTCTACTGGTAAGTCTCTAGGAAGTTTGCCCGGAACCATCGAAGAAAAACTTCTCCCACATTTTAAGCAAACGTTGGCACATCTTGCGAAGTTCATGGGTCAAGGGTTTCTGACATACTGCCTTAATAACAAAGTTGTTGAGATGCAACCAGTGGAATACATTCGTGGTCTTAGCATTGAAAATGCTTTTGTTATTGTGGAAGAATGCCAAAACCTGATGGCATCCGATCTTGAGGCAATTCTTACGCGTATTGGAGACAACTCACAATTCTGCTTCACTGGGGATCAGAAACAAAACGACCTTAAAGGAAACAGCGGTCTTCTTTCGACAATCAATCTTATCGAACGAATGCTGGAGGAGCAGCCAGATTACATGAGTGACGAAGACTTATCGTGCATGTTGAACAACGTAGGTGTTGTGACTTTCTTACCGTCTGATGTGGTCCGCTCAGGTATCTGCAAAGCATTCGTTACTATGTACTACCATAATTAAGGAGGAAATATGCAACAATTCAATAAAGAGCTTCTGAAGCTCCTGCGCAGTGAGAGCGAACCCTTCGCCGTCTACTCTGCACCAATCAACCAAGTACACCGAGTAACTATTGATGAGGAATTCCGCGATGTAGTCCAGTTTGCAGACTTGGTGGAGGTGCTGGACAATGCTCAAGAAGGCGATGTTGTACAAATCCGACTGTCCACTGTAGGAGGCGCCCTCCACGCCATTATCCCGCTTATCAATGCTATGAAGAATACAGAAGCCTTCATTCATGTGCATGCAGAGAGTGATGTGTCAAGCGCAGGAACTATGATCGCAGCACTTGCACACAATCTGTACGTCAATGAATATGCCACATTCATGTACCATAATGTGCAATACTCGGCAGGTGGACATGGTGGGAACGTGGAAGCACAAGTGAGCCACATCACAGCATCCAGCAAGAAGATTATTCGTGATCTGTACGCTGGCCTGCTCACTCCTA